AACGGGAATTAGCGGGCAGACAGATTTTTACGGCAAATTCCCCTGGAACACCATAGATATCGGAGCCTGTGAGCTTTATTTTGGGCGAACTGGCATGAAATTTGATGGAATACAACAATAAGGAGATTTGAAATGCCTTGGTCAGTGGGGGATGTCGATGGACATAAAAAGGGTTTGACTCCTTCTCAAAAAAAGAAATGGGTGAGCATTGCAAATGGAGCTTTAGAGAGTTGTCAAAGGTCGGGGGGAAGTGATTGTGAGGGAAAGGCCATTAGGATTGCTAATTCCAAGTTTGTAGAATTGGATTCAGGAGGAATTTTTGATGTTGTTGACCATGACGATTTTTTCGGCTTGACAAGTGATGAAAAAGGTATATACTCTTTAGAAAGCAAACCTCAGGATCGACCGGGTGGATCAAATGCGGGAAAATACAAGAAAGGTCCATTCTGTGGTCCTTCGGGAGGAGCCCCTAAGGGCACATACCCAGTCAATACACGTCGCAGGGCAATCTCCGCGATTGCTTATTCGAGACACGCCCCCAATCCTTCAGGAATAAAAGCCTGTGTTTGTCGTCATTGGCCTGACCTAAATGCCTGTAAGAAAGGAAAGAAATGATGAAATTAGAGAAACTACCGAAAGGAGCCCTTCGTTTAGTAGAGACAGGTGTAGGGTGTACTGCTTTTGTTTTTTCGGAGGGAGAGGACAAACCTAAAAAGCTTAAAATGGTAGGATACTCGGGGGGAATTATTAAGGGGCATTGGTATTGGGGTGATTTGGCGATTGATCTTTCTGGTATGTCATTTAATCAAAAAAGGTTCCCTATTTTAGAGGATCACCAGACGGATCGGAAGATTGCACACATGGGGAAACCCATAGTTGAGAATGGTAAAATTGAGGCTCCGGAGGATGTTATTTTTGCGGATACGGAGGAAAGTCGTGAATTTCAGAAGCTTTCTGGAGAGGGCTTTCCTTATCAGGCTAGTATTTATGCGAAACCGACTTCCATAGAGAGGTTAGAAGAGGGAGCAGAAGCGGAAGTGAATGGCTATAAGCTTAAAGGCCCTGGAGCGATTTGGAGGAAGTCGGAATTTAAGGAAATGTCGGTGTGTGTATTTGGATGGGATTCAAAAACTACAGCCGCAGCATTTTCAAAGGAGGTGATGGAAGAAATTGAGTGTGAGGAAACCGTGATCAAATTAAATCAAGAGCAAGAAGGAGGTGAAGAAGAAATGCCGTTTGATATCAAAGATTTGGAAAAGGAAAAGGATGCATTGGTAGCTATCATTTTGGAGCCCCTGAAGGCTGCTTTCTCTGAATTGCTTGCTCCTATTTCTGAAAAATTGGAAACTCAGGAAGGATTGATGCAGGATATTCAGGGAGAAAATGTCAAGCTGCGCCGGGAGTTGGATGTTTCTAAAGAGAAGGCGCTTCAAGCCGAGGTTGCTTCAATTTGGTCCGAAAGCTTTGCTTCCAGTACTCTGCCAAAGAGGATTCAGGACAAGATTCGAAACAATGTGGATTACAATAAGTTTGTGAAGGAAGATGTTTTGGATCGACCTGAGTTTTGTAAGGCCGTGGAGGAAGAGATTAAGTTTTGGGAGGAAAGCACCAAGTCCGATGAAATTATGGGGGGTGGCGCTTCCGAAAAGGAAATTGAGGAAAAGACTCACCTCGCCGAAGAAAACAAAAGTCTGACCTCTCGCCTTCTAAGCAGAGTGGGACAGACAACGAAAGAAGCCGCATAAAAACGAAAAGGAAGGGAGGTGAGAAGATATGCCTTATGATATTCCGCAACAAAGTTGGGGTGTCCAGGACGACTACAAGCGACTATATTTTAGTGAGCCCATCGCCGCGCTGAAAATGCAGATCACGTTGCAGAGTGGATATGGGATTTTGAAGGCTGGGACTTGTTTGGCTGTGAATCTTTCGGCGTCGTCTAGTCGCGCACAAAGGTATGTTCCCTATAATCCGACCTCTTTTACAGGAGCGGAGGATCATCCGGGGCGAGCCTACCTGGTCGCAAATTCTGGAACTACCGACAAATATGTGTATGTCAGTATGAATGACAGTTACAAGTTTGCGGTAGGCGATGATGTGGTCATCAATGACGATACCACGGCTGCCGAAAACAAAGGCGCCATCACGGCAATTGATCGTACAACCTATCCTCATATGGCGCAGATTACGTTTACTAGCAGTATTGGTGGAACTGCTTTCACCACTGCGAGGAAAGCATATATCTGTGTCGAGGCGGGGGATAGCAGCAACAACTACTCGGACTGTGTGGGCATTCTTGAGCAAAGTCGGGATACGGGAACCGGCTCCACCGCTAAGGGTGCCGTAGCCACACTAATTCTCGGAAACTGCATGTTGTATGAGGGAGTTTTGGAACTCCTTGATTCGGCTGCAAAAACAGATTTGAGTGCCTCATCCAAAGGCATTTATCTGATGATTCGATAGAAAGGGGGTGAGATAATATGCCAAGAGGAACTGCTGATATTCCTATTCTTAGGTTGGAAGTCCTGGAAGATTTCATGCGAACTTTCATGACTCCACCGGAATTGTTCTTTATGAATCGGTTCACGGCAAGTCAAGCCGCATCTGCCGATATTAAATGGGAAAGCCAAAGGGGAGGGCGTGGAATGACCCCGTTCGCCGCTCCTGGGGCACCTGCTCAGGTAACGGCTCCCCATGGAATCGCACAGCATTCAGCCACGGCGGCTTTCTGGAAAGAGAAGATGTATTTTGATGAGGAATTCCTTAACAATCTTCGAAAACCCGGAACGACTGCGGATTACCATGCTGCGGAGCAAAAATTGGCTGAGGAACTGGCGGGATTAAAAAACAGGAGTGACCGTAGAAAAGAATGGATGTTTGTCCAAATGCTTTTCAATAATGGTTTCTCCTATGCGGTGAAAGGTGGGTACAAAGTTACTATCGACTATGGTATTCCCTCCGATCATCGTGTGACTTTGGCTTCCGCTTATAACTGGGACAACGGTGGAAGTAAAAACATTCTCAGTGATATTCAGGACGGCAAGACCAAGATCAAAGAGGACTGTGGTGGAGTCGTCGATGTTGCCATGTGCAATAGTAATGTGCTGAAATACATTGGGAATGATACCACTATCCGTCAACTTCTGTATAACAGCTATTTTGGTGGCCCTGGTGGCCCTGGGAATTTGTACGGGGGCAACCTGCATGAAATTGTGGGGGTGAATGTTCAGGTCTTGGGAAGAATCTTGAATATCCCGAACTTCATCGTCTATGATGAAATGTATGAGGTCAAAGCTTGGTTGGTTGCAGCGGTAACGGGGGGATCAACTACTTGGATAACACTGGATGATGTTTCTGATTTTAAGGCTGGTGGGAAAGTAAGGTTCTTGGATGTATCTGAAGGAACCTATGAGTACTGCTATATCAAGTCAGTGGAGACGGAAACCAATAGAATCCAACTATCCTATCCTCCTGCTTCGTCTTACAAGGCAGGGGAGGATCAGGTCTTCATGCCTGAGTATTACATTCCCAATGACAAGTTCCTGATGATGGCATCCACAGTTGATGGAATGCCAATTGCTAAGTACATGGAAGCTCCCTTCTCCTTGCCTCGACAATGGGGACAGAAGGTGGACGATAAGTACGAGTGGGATCCTGAAGGTGTTTGGATTCGTGTTCAGGATAAAGGTCTTCCTATTATCAAAAATAGGGATGCTATCTACACGTTGGATGTCAAGTCGCTTTACACTGACACTCTGACCTCAACCACTACAACTTCGTCCAGCAGCACGACAACTACCACAGCCTAAGTAGGCGGAGGATTACAATCATGAGAATCGAAGCTATCAGACTGAGAAGAACAATTAAGGCTGGGAGTCAGGTATGGGAAGAAGGGACGGTACTTCGTCGTCCCTTTCCTTCCATTCTATTACCTGATATTTTTGAAGGGAATTCGAACATTGAGGTTGTTGAGTACGGGAGGGAGAAGTTGACTTCCCCAGGTGGGATTCACTTCTCCCCTACCTTTCAAACCCCAGACATGAAATCGAAGATTGTTCCTGGAGTTCAACCACTTGTGGAGAATTTAGTTGTTCAAAGACCCGTTTTAAAGGAGCCAACAAACAGAGATAAGCCCAAGCTGATCAGGAGGTAGTATGACTCAGGATGAGATGGAGGTTTTGTTAAAGAGGGAATTTGGGAGTGCTATGGTTCTCAAATTCGATGGGACAGATTGGGATGATGCACTTGATGAGGCTGAAAGGGAAACGGGTTGGTCTTTTCCTGTTACGGATAATGAACAGATTAAATGGTTGAAGCGCAGAGCCACTCGTCATTTATTTCATTACATGGTTCTCAGAAATGCTCATAAGTTTAGGTATGAAGGAATTCAACTTCAACAGAGATTTGAACATTATCAGGCTTTGGTTAGACAGGAAGATCGGGACTTTGAAAAATTCAAGGATGAAAGGCCTGATCTATTCGCTGGGGTGGAAGCTTACGAGTTGTTTGGGACACAGATAGCGGCGGGCTTTCAATATCAGGAACACACAGGGATTGATACCACATACTTGAATAGTAATCAAGTGATTATGAATCCCAGTGAGGAGGATGGTTGACAATAGGGCCCGACATAGCCGAGGTCCTTCCTGAGGTTGGGACCTCTTTTATTATTATCCGAGATTCCGGAAATGTGACGGGAGAATATTTGGCTTACAAGCCAAATGCTCAAGTCACCAAACCCTTTATACGTGAGTTCTTCTTAGAGGCTGCGGCTGCCTATAATACTGAAATGGTGGGGGGTGATCTGATCCAGTTTGTTACAACCTCGGACAAATTCTACGTGATGAACCGCACGGCAAGAATGTTCGAGGATGCCGTGATTCAATATGATGTCGTTCTTTACAAGACAAATGAAGTTATTTCGATTCTCAGGCCCTCTGAGATAGATGATCCTGCTTCGTATCGATCAAGGACCATTTGGACCCTAATCGATTCTTCTGTAGATGCTCTACTGACTACCCCCTTATACGGGAATAGTTTGGATACTGATGAGGAAATTGGTCTTCTTGGGATAGAAAACCATGAAATGTATCTCCCTGAATCTATCGATATTCAAATAAATGATAGAATCAGGCTTTCAGATGGATCGTTTCTAAGGGTGGAAACGATTAAGAAAAGAAGATATTCTGGGATGAATGTCTTAGATGTGGGTGAAGATACTCGGCAGTGGACGACTACTTCCACTACTACAAGCACCACCACATCTACCACCACAACCACAGCTTAGAGTTTTTCTTACACGGTGGGTGCCGTGTCATGTCCGAGGTAAGAAGTGTCCACTAATATCACCGGCGTAACAATGCCCCGCCCCACGGTGGATCCGGAACTGGAACCCAGTGGCAGTTTTTTGATGGGGGGTGCGATTACCACTTCGGGCAGTGGTGGTTGGGCAGAATCGGGTGATATGTATTTTGAGTGGGACCAAGGAGTAGGTTCTTGGACAAGTCTTGGTTCCTCTGGCGCCCTTAATATTTCCTCCGAAACCAATCCCATAACGGGCCTTCAAACAACGGATGAACAACAGCTAACTGTTTATAATGATGGTACTACTGGTTCGTTTCAAGTTAGAATAAAATTAATTGAGGATGATTTAACGGAGTATACAACTACACCTGTAGATGTTACGGTTGCTGCTCCACAAACAAGTTCTTCCAGCACTACAACCACAACTACAACAGTAACCACAAGTTCCTCTACTTCGTCGTCTAGTACCACCTCATCCTCCACCTCAACCACAACATCTTGTAGCACCTCGAGTTCCACAGCTTCAACTACCAGTTCAACGTATAGCACAACATCTTGTAGTACCACTACAAGTTCATCCTCTAGTTCAAGCACCTCTGTTTCAACCACAAGCTCCTCTACTTCATCGTCCACGTCCAGTACGACAACATCAACTTCGGGCACCTCAACCACAACCTCAACTTTGTCCACTACAAGTTCCACTCTTTCGACTTCAAGTTCAACGGTTTCCACAACCACCCAGTCCTCAACAACTACTTCTTCATTTTCGACCACGTCCTCCACTCTGTCCACTACCAGTTCCTCTACTTCATCGTCCACGTCCAGTACGACAACTTCAACCACAAGCTCCTCTACTTCGTCGTCCACGTCCAGTACGACAACATCAACCTCAACCACAACAACTTCAACTTCCTTTAGTTCGACTAGTTCAACCACAAGCTCCTCTTCCACAACCACATCTAGTTCGACGCTAACTAGCACCACATCTTCAACTTTTTCAACCACAAGCTCCACAGCCTCCACATCCTCAACTTTGTCTACCACGTCGAGTTCCACAACTTCGACCTCACATACTTCGACCACAAGCACTTCGGGAACTTCGTCAACCACAACCAGTACTGAGACAACAACCAGCACGACGGAGCCGGGAGAGACCTCCTCTTCCTCTACAACAACTACAAGCTCCTCTGCAACTACTACCACTTTAACCACTACAACCTCTTCTACTTTATCAACTACCTCGAGTTCGGCTTCTACAACATCGTCCAGCACCTCGAGTTCTACAAGCACCACGACTACTGAGACCACGACCTCGTCATCTTCAAGTACCACAAGTTCTTCCTCTACCTCAACATCTTCCTCCACTAGTTCAAGTACTTCATCCACTACTTCTACAAGCACCACGACTACTGAGACTTCAACCTCAACTTTGAGTTCGACAAGTTCCACAATAAGTACCACAACTCAGAGCACCACGACTAGTTCCACCGTAAGTACTTCAACTACCGAGCCAGGAGCCACGACTCAGAGCACTACAACCTCATCTAGTTCGACCTCATCCAGTTCTTCTACTAGTTCTTCTACCAGTTCTTCTACTAGTTCAACGACCTCAACCTCGACGTCCTCGAGTACGTCCACGACGGAAACCACAACAACTTCATCTACCTCAACTTCCTCAACCGAGACGACTACCTCGAGTTCGGCTACAACAACCACTACTTCAAGCACTTCTTCCTCAACTTCGACTTCGACAACAGGTTCCTCGACCTCGAGTTCAACTGTTTCAACTTCTACTAGTACCAGTGAGACCACAACAACCTCATCCTCAAGTTCTTCCTCGTCATCCAGTTCAACTTTAACTACAACAACTTCCTCAACTTCGACTTCATCCTCGTCGTCCAGTTCGACCTCAACAACTCTGTCCACAACGACGAGTAGTACCATAACAACTTCCTCGACAACCACAAGTAGTTCAACGACCACAACAACAGTAACACAGCTTGCTTCAACTTCCTCTACCACAAGCACCTCAGCTTCAACAACGAGTTCCTCGACCTCTTCGACCAGTAGTTCAACCACAACAACTACCGTTACTATGGATTGGTCGATAGAACCACATACCGAGTTTGAAGGAAAAACTAATAGAAATGAATTTGTGGGGGAAAATGCGAGGGCAATTTTTACTGCGGAGAATGCCAGGAATAGATTTGTTGCATGAAAGGAGATTACAATGGGGGAAAGCTTTTCCGTAACTGAACCTAAAACTACATGGGAAAAATATTATATAGATATTGATATTTCTACATGGCTAGACGAAGAAACTATTTCCGATGTAACTTTTAAAGCCTATGACGAAGACGGTGTAGATGTTTCCACTACTATATTAGATTCCAACAAGTGTACCTATAGTGGTTCAATTGTAAGAATCTATGTTCAAAATGGAACCGACGGAGAAGGTTACTATGTAATTTGTAAGGTACAAAGTAGTGGTAACAATTATAAGGAATACATGGTTTTCTTTAAAGTTCAGGATTTAATATGAATGGACTAATTATTATTTGTCCTGTTTGTCAGACTGAGTTTGTGGTGGAAGACCAAAAAAATACAAGTGGAGAAACCCTTTGCGTTTGCCCTAAATGTGGTTATTGTGGTATTTTAAAGAATGGGCTTCCTAAGGGCGAATCAACATCTGTGGATCCAAGGACAGTAACATGATAACTCTATTTATAGTGGAAAATGGAAAAGGGGATTCGAACAAAATTATTGAATCGATATCGGAGTATGTGTCTTTGAAGGAGATTATCAGAATTAAAAAATATGAGGAAGTGAATTGGCACAATGTTGGAACTAAATGGTATGCTGTTTTCGAAAGCTCGGAGGAAATACCTGAGGAGCTTTCCTCAGCTTTCCCTTCCTTTTTACAGATAGAACATGATCTAATTGTTTTGTTTAAGGAACAAAAAGAGTATATTGAATTTAAGCCCTATTTTTTCAAATCGTATGTAACCCTAAATGGGGACGGTTCTCCTAATGAATTTGGGGGATGTTTAACAAGTATGAAAGTATTGAATGGCACAGTGAGGAATCAATGCTGAGGGCCTTTTTAGATCCAGGACAGTTGCGACGTTGGTTAGTGGCAACTCATAAATTGGAGAATGAGGCAAGGATATTAGAGGACAGACTTCCCTATACATGCGCCTTTGAATATACGAATTTAGTTAGGCAGAATTTGGTGTCGGGGAAATTTAGTTACCCTACGTATAATGAGAGGTATGAATCTTGGAAGAAAGATCATGGGTTTCCTATGAAGTTTTGGATGCTGAAAAGGGACCTATTGAATGCGATTACGATTATCAAAATGCCAAAGGGGTATTTAGGGGGAGTTGATCCCACTGCAATAGATAGTGGGGGAAAATCATGGTTCGGTGCTGGGGATTATGGACCTAAGAAGTTAATTGTTTGGTATGCACTCTTGGTGGAGGAAGGTTTTGGAACATACCCAAAACCAAGACCCTTGTTTATTCCAACGGGCATCGAGTATTCGGACACAGGTTGGATCAGACAAGCGGAAGCCGCTTTAAAGCGATTGGAGCAACAATGGATATGACCCCAGAGAAGTACATTGAATTTATTGACGAGAAGTTCAAAGAGGCAATGGACAAAAAGATGTCCCGTTTTGATGTTGAGTGGGGAGTTTGGTCGCATGAGATGAATAGGGGAATAAGGATAAGGGTTGACAGCAAGGACCCCGAAAGTACACGCCTCAAATATGTATTTGTTTATTGGTTATTGACCTCGCAACTATTGGAGCTGTTTCATTCTGGGAAAAAGTATATAGGTAGAAAAAAAAGAATAAGATGGACGAAGGAACGACAAGATATTAAGAAATTGGTTTTTGAGGAACTTAATAATGATCCTTGGGATTTAAAGGACAAAGATAATCCTTTTTATGAGGTTCTTTCAAAATGAAAATAATTTTTGTGCAGGATAGAGATACATTTATTGGTCTTGAATTGTCCTTGAGGCAAGCCGAAATGATTCTCGACTTCCTTGATCACTGCCAGTATGATGAAAGTAAGATTGATAAGGAAATTGTGGAGTACGTCAAAGAGGATTTTTTTAAGGGATTGGATGGAATTTGTGAAAACGTAAGGAAGGCTAAGGAACTTTAAAATGGCACTTGATCCTACTGCCCGAGAAGCCAATGTCCGAGATAGCATTATTAAATATTTTAAGGACAATTTAAAGACCACAGAGGGGATAACCACCGTTTTTGATATTGGCATTTCACAGCCTGACTCTAGTAGCACACAATGGGTATCAGTGAATTTTGGTGCTATGGAATTCACTACTATGTCAACCTTCTTTCTGTATGTCCATTGCTGTACCAGGGAGGACAATGAGGGGTGGAGATTGGCACAGCTAAAAGATAAAGTGCTTGGGTATCTATCGGATGAGAATGCAACTCATGGGATGAAAAGTATTACATTGTATAGAAGTTATTTGAATCAGGCATGGGTAGCAATAGGGGGATTGTTGGTACAAGAGGTTTTGGAATCCGGACAACTACTAGCTCCCGATGGCACCAAATACAAAACTCTTTCAGTTAGATTAAGGACGGCATCGAAGCTATGAGCGGAAAAATGTTTTTTCATTGTGAGAAGTGCGGGAAGAGGTTGATTGAAAAACTGCCAGGGGGACTTTGGAGGTTTGTATTTGGTAGAAGTCACCGAGATGAGGATGTCCCTATTTCGGAGAAGTTTCCTATGGTAGAGATGTTAGTTCATGGTTCCATAAAAATGAGATGTTTTAGAAGGGCTTGTAGATTGGAATATCCTGATCATTGGAATACGTTCAATTTTTTTCCTGTTAATCTACCACCTAAAATTCAATCCAAGGAAGAAGATTATTCTGGCACAAACGAAAAGAAAGGGGGTGAGTAAGTATGGCAAGAACTGGTCCTGTAACAAGAGATACCACTACAGTAGCATTGGGTTTGGCTCAGGTCAGAGTGGCAGCTTCTGCCACGTATCTGACAAAACAAACTCCATGGTTGTCCTCCACAGATTCTATTGGAGCACTTGCAAACACTCGTTTTGTAGGTAATACGGAGTTCTTCAAGTTGGAATCAGGTTTTCCTATGTTGGAAGATGCTGTTTTCCCACTTCGTGAGCAGGCTGCTTTGGAATGTGCTTTCAAAGAAATCACTCCAAAGAACATGGCGCTTGCTCGTGGTTTGGATCCCACTGATGCTGCATATTCCGCAGCACACACAGGGAAAATTGCTCTTGGTACTTTGGCATCCGCGGAGTATATCAGGATGGAAGCAATTTATACTTATCCTGATGGTACCAATACCATGAACATTATCTTCCCCAGGGCACAGGTTTCCGCCTCAATTGAGATGGACTTTGCTCCTGAGGAACCTGCTGCGGTTGCAATTCGAATTGAGGCTAAAAGGGCTGATTCGGAAATTAGTGGTGGAAATGCGTGTTGGGATGACAAGCCGTTGGGACAAATTGTTTGGAATGACGGCTCGACCTTCACAACTACCACAACCACTACGACTACCACAACCACTGCGTAATTAGTAAGGAGAAAATAGCAATGCCAGAAAATCAACAAATACGAGAACTCAATCCTGAGATTCCGGAAGTCACCATAGGCATTCGGAATCTCAGGAAGGTTAAGATTTACCCTTTGTCCTTAGCGGATGAATTGACGCTTAAAGACATGATATCAAAAATTTTGGTTGAATTTGGAAAGATGGATCCTAACTCCACTGCTTTGACTCCAGAGTTAGTTCAATTTTTGATTGACACGATATCGGACAATATAGGGAAAATTATCCCTATGGTAATGGAAGAGGAAACAGTAGAAGTTCTGAAGGACATTACAAACTATCAGGCTTTGGAGATAGTTGGCCATGTTTACCAACAGAACTTTAAAAGGGAGGAAATCGAAAAAAAGTTGGAAGCCCTCTTCGGGAAGGAGCCACAGATAGTGGAATCCCCCTCGGAGAGGTCGTAACGGCTGTTTGTGAAGTATATAATTACAAATTGGATGATTGTTTTAGAAAGTCATATAGAGAAGGGGGATTAACCAAGAAGCAGATTATCGTTTTATTTGAGCACCATCAGAAAAGAATGATGTCGATGATGGAGTTTCAGGCTAAGATTCATGGTGCTCATGTAAAGGACGATGAAAAAGCAGAGGAAACCTCTGACATATTCACCTTCAAATCTCCGGAATATTACAATGAGAAGTACAGTCCCGAGGAGAAAAAAGCCTTGACGGAGAGAATGAAGGGTCTTCATAAAGGCAATCAAGTTCTTAGCATAGGAGTAAAGAAACGTGGCTAACGGAAGGACTCTTAATCTCGGGACAATTTTTACTGCGGATATTACTGCTCTCCTTAATGGTATCCAACGTGCCCGGCAAGCCGTTTTAAACTTCAATCAACAGTTGCAGGGGATGGGCAGGGGATCACAAGCCTTTGCTCAAGCTGGGCGCAACGTACAGGGTGCCACTCAAGCCATTCAAAGAGGACATACGGCGTTAGGACAGTATGCCAGGGCCGCCACGAGGGTCACGGGTGTTGTCAACCGCATGTCCTTGGCGTTAAAAACAGTTGCAACCTACGGCATAGCAACAAGTGGTATATATGGGTTGATGAGGGCGTTTGCGGCGGGAGCCAAAGAAATCGTTGACTTCGATCAGGCTTTGAAGAATTTGCAAGCCATCACCCGTGCCACGGATGCCGAAGTAATGGGCATGGGAGAAACGATTAAACAGGTTGCGAAGGATACTAAGTTTTCAACTGCTGAGGTAGCGGATGGGATGGTCTTGTTAGGTCAGGCAGGTTTCAGCGCCACTGAGTCAATGCAGGCTATGTCGGCGGTGGCTAATTTGGCTACAGGCACTTTAGGAGATATGACGGATGTGGCGGATCTGGTTACCACATCAATTCGAGCTTGGAATCTCAGCACTGTTGAGTCCTCAAGAGTTTCTGATGTGATGGCGAACGCCGTCAATAGAAGTAAACTCACAATTGATAAATTAAGGACCGCGTTTAATTATGTGGGTGCCGCATCTGCTCAGGCGGGAATTGATATAGAGGAAGCCGCGGCTTCGATGGGGGTTCTTGCTAATAATGGGCTAAGAGCAAGCACTATTGGTACAGGGTTACGGCAGGTAATATCTCGATTGTTGTCTCCAAGTAGGAATTTGAGGGAGGAATTTCGATCTTTAGGAATTGATTTGAATGAGATTAATCCACGACTTGTTGGTTATCAAAAAGCAATGGAAAATTTAAGTCGTGTTATGCAGGAATCGGAAGCGGGAACAGTAGATATGGCAAAGGCGTATAGATTGTTTGGACTTAGAGGAGCCCAAGCAGTTGCGGTACTATCAAAAGCTTTTGGTACTACTGGTCCTGGCAGTTTTCAAGATATGCTCAATAAAGTTTATGAAACAGGGTCCGCAGCGGATATGGCCTCCACTCAGATGGAGGGATTAGGAGTAAAATTAAAGAACTTGGCGGACAGAGCAAAATTGATAGCGGTTGCTTTCGGTGAGGCGGGGGTTACGGACAGCTTAAAGGTACTAGTGGATGTTTTAAGATCGTTGGCTTCTGTAATAGCTCAGTTTATTAGTTCCTCGATTGGGAAATTTTTAACTAGTATCACCGTTTGGGTTGCCAGTTTAACACTCCTTGGTGTATCATTTACAAAACTTGGGCAGTTATTGTTAAAATTAGGTCCTATAATTGTGAAGTTTGCCAATGACCTGAAAAAAGCCCTGATTGTTATGAATCTTATTCAGGGATCCTCTATTGCCATGACTGCTAGTGTCGCAAGATTAGTTACTATAATGAGGAGTGCGGCGGCAAAGATTGGATTGTTATTTGCGGCTATTGGGGCGGGCATAGCCGTATTTAATTGGTTTAGGGGATCCACTCAAAGAGCAATAGATGTTACAATTAAGTTGGATCAGAAAATGGGACAAACTACGCAAACTCTGGCTCTTTATGCGGAGAAATTTGATAAGTTGGCGGAAAAATATAAGAAGGGAGAAAATGTTCAAAGACAACATGAATCCACGATAAAGAGAGTGGAAGCGGCCTATTCGAAATTGTCTGGTCAATTGGATTTGAACTCCGAGAAAGCCGAGGAGAATGCTCAGAAAATAAGAGAAGCTCTATCGGTTGAACTTGAAACGAAACTACAGAATAATATTAAGACTTTGGAACTATATCGAAAAAAATTGGAGGAGGTAGCTTTTTGGCAGGGGCTTTTGAATAGGGTAAGTAAGGGATGGGATGCACTACTTACTATACTGGATGTTAAATATAGGAATTTTATCGACAATATAGGAAAGAATGCGGAGGTTTTGGGCAAAGCTTTTGAGATTATAATCCCAAAAGGAATGTTAGATATTCTTCGTGATGATTTTAAACTAATTGGGGAGTATATAAGTGAGGTCTCGGAATATTATAAAAAACTGGGCAGGGACACTAAGGAATATGAAAAAACTCAACAGGAGATGAATGATCAATGGGTAGCTACAGGGACAACTTTGTATGAATCTAAGTTGTCTTTTGAGGAAATAAGAGTCGCTTTGATAAGGTTGGGAGCAACTAAAGATCAGGTTGAACTTGTGATCACGGCTTTGGAGGCTCTAAAACAATCTTCCAAAGAAATTGCCAAGAATTTTAAAGAAAATCTTTCTGATATGCCTGAGGTTTTTCGTGAATTGTATGATCAGTTGAGCGCCGAGTCTCAAGTGGCTTTAATTGATTCATTGGCAAATATGGATAAAGAGATCGAGGCTTTAAAGAAAAAAGCGGAGGATTATAATATTGAGGAAGAAAAGATAGCGAAAAATATAATGGCTATCAGAGCGAAAACTTTGGTTGACTTTATAGAGAAAAATGAAAAAGAGAAGATGTCCTTGAAGGAAAGGGCAGATTGGGAAATAAAGATATTGGATTCATTGGCAAAGCAAGTGGAAAAAACATACCAAGAAAGGACCAAAGGTTTAGAGAGTGTGTATGAAAAGGAAAAGGAGCTGGCGGAGAATAATGCGAGCAAATTAAAAGATATTCAGAAGGACTATACGGGAGCTTTATTGAGGGAATCTCAAGCCAGGAAAGAGGAACTGATAGCGATTGAACAGGCAAAGAATGATGTTTTGGAAGATTTAGCCAGAGAGTCTTCCCGAAAGCAAGCCGAAGCATGGATTGATCTTGCCAAAGATTACAAGACCGAATTAAAAAGTATAATAACCGAGTCTAAAAGTAAATTCCGTGAATTATCCAGAGATTTAAAGAAGTTTAGAAAAGAACATTCTGACAACCTCCGAGAGATTCGTCAAAGAGATTTCTCCGATGAACAGAAATACAATGACGATATCAGCAGGATTAATAAGCTGATGAATGAGGCGAGGGCAAAGCATGACTATGATACCTACAAGCAGGCGTATGATTTAGCGGAGGGGCTGGCAAGAGAAGTAAAGGATTCAAGTGGAGAAACTGTGAGAGACCTTCGATCCACTTCCGATGAAGCCGAAAGCTACATGAAACGAATTGCGAATGAGATTGAGGCTTTGTATAAGAATCAAAGGGAGGCGACGAAGAAACAGGCTCAGGATGCTCAATCGGACATCGAAAAGCTGGATCGTTTGATCGATGCATATGGAAAGAAAATCGATGATGTTTCTAGAAAGGAGCTTGTTCTTCAAACTGAACAAGCATTACAGGATTTAGATAGAACTTACCAGTTGGTTGACAAGTTTCAAGAGAAGTGGGATCAGATTGAAAGCAAGGAAATCACGCTGAAGGTAAAGATTACACAGGAAGGGGGAGTGCCAGCAATAGAGGGGGGAGAGGAGCCCCAATTGGGTTCTGGTGAATATATTAGGACGGACGAAGGGATGGCTGAGGGTGGTTACACCTTAGATTTAATTCGAAGATTGAAAAAGAAGCAGAGGCAAACAAGGAAATATGGAAGTGGTGGATCAGTAATAGGAGCAAGGGGAATTGACAAGATTGCTGCTTGGTTATCACATGGTGAGTATGTCATGCGTTCGGAAGCCGTGAAAAAATATGGTACCAATTTTATGTCCTCTATTAACAGCATGACGGTCCCTGTTGAGAGTGCCACAAAGGTGATCAAGGCAAGGATGGGGGGTTTGGTAAAATCTTTGGCTCCCAGGTATGAAATGCAGCCTGAGTTTGCCACCCCCTCTCCGATCAACCGAACATATAATATAACCGTGTCCCCACAGTTTTTGACGGGGGACAGGAATAGCATGAGAAAATTGGCTACCGAGGTAAAGAAAGCAATAGAGAATGTGGATAAAGGATTAGGAAAAAATGGCTAAGATCAAATTCTTCCCTTATAATCTACTATCGGAATCTGGGGTCAGTGTTTCGGTAACAGGGGATGCGGATAGCGGGTACCCCGAATCAAGACTCTATGATAGGTCAATTGATTTTTATTGGAAATATACAACGGGAGGAACGATCACATTTCAGGTGGATCAGGGTGCAGCAGGAGACCTTGCGGTTGATTTCCTCGCCATTGAACGCCATAATTTTAATGGTCTCGCAATGACTTGGGATTGGTCTACTAATGGTAGCAGTTGGACGAATGTTGAAAGTTGGACACAGAGTGGAAATACCCAAATTATAAAAACGATTTCTTCCCCTTTGACGAAACGATATTGGAGAGTGGTGGCGACAAGCGCGGTTGCCCCTCAATGCACCGAGATTTACATGTCCGCAGGGTATGAATACCAGGTGGTGTTTGATAATGTGCCGATAGGGAAAGACCAAGATTTTGTAGAATGGCAGGCGACTTATGGGGGCCTTGAGATTTCCTCCAAGCGTTCTCCTAAAAAGAGAACTCGTTCCTATCATTTGTTTCATGCCAATACCGTGTTCACTCTTAGCAGTTTTAGAGAACTGCTTTCTTATTTGGATGATTATTCAAAGCCCTTTTACTTTAAAGATCATGAGGGGGATTATTGGCTTGCTCGTTTTTCACCTATTCCTGATGAAAATTATACCACAGAGGGGACGGCTGAAACCCAGGTACAATTATTGGAAATGTTATGAAAACTCTAAGTTCCTTTAATCAAACAAAGATCGATTCTCCTCATACGGAGCCTATTTGGCTTGTCGAAATCACTCTTGATTCCTCTACCTATTATCTATGTGACAGATTGTTTGGTACTTCTACTTTTATTTTTAATTCACAAATTTATGAACCTTTAGTACTCGAATGGGGAGACCTTGATTCAGGAGACATTAGATTTGATGGAAGCACCCCTGATCCAGGCAATGCAAGTTTTGTGGTGGCAAATAATGTAAGTATTGGAACTTTGGGAAATTTTTCTTTGTTATTTGGTTCCTCTCCTCCTATGTATTCCTCCGTTAGTATTTATCGAATTTTTGAGGGGGCTTCGGCTGCTGAGGATAAGGATTTAATTTTTAAGGGAGAAATAGAGGATGTTGAGAATGAAGGAGTGGACAGAGTTAGGGTCTATTTGACTTCCAACGAGGTGTCCCTAATAAATAAATTTCAGGGAAACTTTTGTACTTCCGAGTCTTACCCCGGCGCGGACCCTGACGATGTTGGTAAGTTATTCCCCATCGCTTATGGTAGAATTTTAAAGATGCCTTTTTTGGGGGTAGATTCGGGATCATTAACCTCATTGGTGGCAGATATTAGCGACAGTGTTTCATTTTTTGAATCGACGGACACCTCAAAGTTTCCAGTTGGAGGGGGAGTTATACAACTTGATTTTGAACAAATCAGTTATAGCTACATTTCAGGAAATTCTTTTATGGGGTGCTCTCGAGGGTATGCGGAAACTACACAGGCGGAACATAAAGCAGGCACGACTATAGCGGAAATACAAACTGAGTATCTTTTCGCTATGGACCACCCAATAAAATCGTTTGATGCCATTTATATTGAGAATCGAACCACGGGTGAATGGGTACGACAGATTACTAACTTTGTGGCTTATACGGGGCAAACGGGGGATGAACATGAGGATTACCCCGGGATGGCTGTAATTAAATTTACGGCGAAACCCTCTATAGAAAAGCAGTTTAATATAGAGGTAGATGATTCCATTGATGTAAATGATGGGGGTCATGCTCATGGCGAGGATTTATATGAAGTTTGGGAATTTGAAATAGCTGAAAAAATCAGTTCTGGGGGATGGGTAAATTTTCCTGAGAATTTGGTTAATGGTAACTTGACGGATTGGGGGGAAATAAAAAATGCGGGGTGTGAAGTGGAACTCAGTAAGGCAATGTATGAGATTCCTGACAAGACACCCCTTCAATTTCGTCTTTGTATGCATATTCCATTTATAGATAACAACTGCAACATGAAATTTACATGGGCTAATAGATATATTCAAGAAAGTACAACGGGAACCTTCAAAAGTAATTGGTATAATGTTAATTCTTTGTGTGACACATGGGATAAAATAAATAATTTAACAGGAGACCTATTAAGAGGGGGGAGCAATTCCTTAGGATATGTATTTGTTTCTTTGGCTTGGATAGAATTTAAGACTGAGCCATTAGAAACAACCTCGAATGTCACAAAAGTTGGCACTGTGGATATAACGGGAAACAGTGTGGCGGACACAGTATTAGGGGGTAGAGTATCAGCAGATATTCAAAGTAGGGGGTATGGAATATCGGGTCAGTTATTGGAATACCCAGGGAAAATTATTCAACATTTTTTGATTAATTATTGTGGAGAGTCGGTAGATAATTTTAATGCTGATTTTAATACCGCACACACCAATTACGTGGCGGAAGCGATTGTTCTTGGAGTAGTTATAACGGAAGCGCCGAACGTCCTGGAATTAGTATCCAATATAGCTTTTCAAGCTAAGAGTGCTTGGTTCCATAGTTTAGGTGAGCACCATCTAAAGTATATCCCAGATAATACCACTTCCGATAAGACGATCAATGAGGGGAGAATTTTTCTTAATACCGCAAGATCGCGTTTTACCAAGCGTTCCGAACTTAGAAATCGATTTTTAATTAGCTATGCCAAAGAGTGGTCCGAAAGAAATAAATCAGAACTTGAGAAGTCAAAAAGTGTAATAGAGGTAGAGGATGCAGATAGTCAAGATATTTATGGTCAATTAACAGGGGAACCAATAGATTTAGATTTTGTTGTTGGGGAATCACAGGCCCTATCTTTTGCAGGGTGGGTACTTGGAGAAAACAGACAACCTCGATTGATTTGTGAATTTGATGGTGGGGACTATTTATCAGAAATTGATAAAGGGGATATTATCCAATTTGAGTTTACCCCTTTTGAAATCTTTGATCGTGATCTACTGAATCAATGTATAAGTGAGTACACTAAGTTCAGAGTTACCCGAATAGTGCAAAGTACGAGGGGGGCAAAAATAGAGTGTCGGCAGACTTCCTCCTCTTTGAAGATAATCGCTTCGACAAGTGATTATTGGGAAGTTAGAGGAAATGCAAATGATGGACATATTACAGAACTAACATTTAACTCCACTGGGAATATCATTTTTGGTCCTGATAACGATTCTGGTACTGTTCATAATTATGATGCCTTTTTTAGATTCATAAATGTAGATATTGAACCGGAAAGTCTTATTATTTCTTCAAGATTAAAATTAAGTGCTTTTTCTTATTCCTCAGTTCTTGAGGGGGGCTCCGCCTTTGCCGAAATCTTTTTGGTGGATGCGGATGATCCTGTCGCCCCTACTTCTATTGCGGAGTATAACGCTCTTCCTTTGACCTCAGCTAGTACCAAATGGTCTTTTATACGAAGTGCCAATGAACATGAATGGTTTTGGTCTGTGGATTTTTCAGAATCTTTGCAGGAGGTGATAAACAGACCAGGATATGGGGGAAATTTAATTGTTATTGTAAAATCGGATAGAGATGTAGTTTTAAATGAGGATGAATGGGGGGGAATGACGGTAGATTCAGCGACAGGGGATGAGAATTACGATTCCACCAATGCTGCGGAACTACACGTGGAGTATGCAGGACCCTGGTCCTCATTTTTTGACAATCATCGTTGGGAGCCTGTTCAAGCTGGACCCGAAACTCCCATATCGGTTTCCTGGCACGGTGATTATGATTATTGGGAATTTAATGATAACCCAGATGCACATTTGGGGGATATGCATGTATCAAAGTTGTCGGTAAAGGGAAATTGGGCAAATAATTTAAGACCTGCAAAGATAAGATTAACCTTTTACCCCTTAGAAACACCTACTGCGGATACGTGGTTAACGATAGGAACCACTTCTGGTCCTGTAATTTACAATGTACTTTTACCTCAATGGACTCAATATTGGACGATTGATCTTAATTGGCTTAATAGAGGAGATTTGCAATATTTGGAATTTGCAACACCTCTCGGTAACCACAACCCAATGTATCTATTTAATATTGAATTATATAATCAGTCTTGGACTGAAACGGGGGCAACGACAACATCCACAACATCTACCACCACAAGTACGATTTCAACCACAAGCACTTTGTCCACGACAAGCACCCTATCAACGACCAGTTCCAGTACGACAACCACCTGTTCAAGCAGTTCGACTACCACAACAGAAACAACGTATCCTTCTACAACCACAAGCACTACTACATCTACCACCACGACCTGTTCAAGCAGTTCGACTACCACAACATCTATAACACAAAGTTCCACTACTTCAACAACTACGACCAGCAGTTCCACAGCCTCCACAACAAGCTCCAGCAGTTCCACAATTTCGACAACCAGCACTTTGTCCACCACTAGTTCAACTTCAACAACGACAAGTTCCACAACTACCACTTCAAGTTCGACTACTAGCAGTTCCACAGCCTCAACTACAAGCACGTTGTCTACAACAAGCTCTAGCAGTTCCACTTTGTCTACCACTTCTACACAGAGTTCGACCAGTTCTTCCAGTTCCACAGCTTCAACCACCAGCACTTTGTCCACTACAAGCTCGACAAGTTCCACACTTTCAACTACAAGTTCCACGATGAGTACTAGCACCTGTTCCTCAACTACTACAACAACTCTTTATGGACCAGAGGATTGTACGGACTGGGGATCGGATTGTGCCACAGGCAGTACAATTAGCAGCAGCAGTGAATATCTCACCTATATTGATGATAATGCGACGGATGACAATCAGACAACTGCTTGGATGTCCTATGATACCATAGGAACGGCAGATGCATGGATTAAACTTCATTTAACAGCCTCAAAGAACATTGAGCGGTTGGTAATTAGATGGGCTCCATTACCGATAGGGTATGCTCCCAAGTCTTGGGTACTGGAGGGTTCAAGTACAGGAGATTTTTCAGGAGAGGAATCAACCGTCTATAGTCAATCTGGACTATCGTGGGCACAAGGAGAGGAAAAGTCTTGGATATTTCCGAATGGGATAAATTATGAATATTATAGATGGAGAATCACGGAAGCTCAGGGAGGAGGAAGTTACCAGTCGGGGTGCGCCGAAATATCAATGTATGAATGTCAGGGCTATTCATAACGCTTGACTAAACATAAACGCCCAATTAATAAGAAAATAAACTTAGGAATTCAATCATAATGAAGGAGAAAAAAATGAAAGAAAAAGTTGCGATTCTAACCACGTTCATGGAATTTCAGCCCGGCTACAGTCTAACAGGCATCGTGAAGGATCAAGTAATGATGCTCAACAGGCATGGGCATGAGGTTCACTTATTCGTAAATTCGGGGTACAATGGAGAAACTTTCCCTGCCGAAGTAACCTTGCACAAATCAATTCCCTTCTCTCACCTTGTTGATTACAAAAGTCAATACAAAATGTCCGCCGAGCATAAGCTCCTTGTTAATACTACTGCAAATGCTCTTTGCAAAGAACTGGAATCAACGGGGATTAAAATCATCTTTACACATGATTTTGTGTTCACTGGGTGGAATTTGCCTTATGGTTTAGCCTGCATTGAAGTGGGTAGAAGAATGCCTGATACCCGGTGGTTACATTGGATTCACAGTATGCCCTCCGTGGCGAGAGATTGGTGGAACATCCAGACATATGGAAAAAATCATAAGTTGGTATTCCCTACTGCTTCCTATAGAACAAGAGTGGCGGAGCAGTACAGGGGGATGGATGATAATGTGAGAATAATCCCACACATAAAAGATCCAAGAACCTTCTTTGATTTCCACGAAGATACCCTGCGATTCATAGATCAAAACCCTTCCGTAATGCAAGCGGATATTGTGCAATTGCTCCCTGCTTCCGTTGATAGACTTGAGGCTAAAAGGGTTGCCGAAGTAATCACCATCTTTAGTGAGTTAAAGGCAATGGGTTTTTCGATTTGTTTAGTAGTAGCTTGTCAATGGGCAACAGGGAAACAACAGAAGGAAGATGTTGATAGGTACAAGCAAATTGCAAAGGAAAAGGGATTGTTTGTGGGAAAGGAGATTATATTTACTTCTGAATTTGAGTCACCCAAATATGATGTAGGCATTCCCAAACACATGATATCCCAACTATTTCTATTAAGTAATCTTTTCATTTTTCCAACAAGAGAGGAGAGTTTTGGTTTAGTGGTGCCCGAAGCCGCCGCCTCGGGCACCTTGTTAGTTTTAAATAGATCCTTAGATAACCAAGTGGAGATTACAAATCACGAGGCTCTGTATTTTGAGTTTGGTAGTTTCCATAGAAATTTTAATCCCCCTAATGAGCAATATTGGGCCGCCATTGCTCATACAATTGTGGCGAGACTGAGACAAAGTGAGGTGTTAAAGGTAAAGACATTTTGCCGACAGACCTATAACATGGATTCACTTTATTTTAGATATTATGCTCCAGTAATGCAGGAGGCAATACAGGCTTGGTAACCCTTCCCTACACGATAGGAAAGCAGGTGGAACAATAAAAGGCAGTCACCCAATACCGTCGGTAGGGAGGGGCCCAATAAAGGAAAGACCGTGAAAAGAATGATCTTTACAGTAACGGCTGGGAGAACAGGGACAAGATTCTTGTCTATTCTTTTTGGTCTTTTTCGAAAAGTCGCTTCCTACCACGAGCCCTTCCCCTCTTTTATCCACTTCTCTCATGAAAACAAAACTTTTGATGATTTCAGAACCTTTTTAAGGACAGAGAAACTTCCCTCCATTGAGAATTTGGTAGAGGGGAGAGAAATTTACATGGAAATGAGTCATGGATTTTGTAAGTATTTTTTCTACCCCTTATTGGATTTAGGTTATGTGCCTGATTTATTATTGATCAAGAGAAATCGAAGGAAGATAGCAAAAAGTTTTTTATCATTGGATCTAATTCCAGGGACGACTGAAAGGGGAAATATATTTGCGATATCGCCTTCTCACCCTGAGAATGTAACAAGACTGGGTGATTGGAAAAGAAGAACTCCTTACGAGCTTTGTTATTGGTATACTTTGGAGATTGAGCATCGTATGAGAAAATATAAAAGAGAGGTGGAGAGAGGGGGTGGGAAGGCGATCTACATTTCAGCGAATATGATAAAGGATAAAGGGAATTTTAACAGGATTGCTAATTTTTTAGAGTTGGGAGACCCAGAGAAAATAAAACTAAGAGACCATCGGTTCATTTGTGGTAGAATCTATAATCATAAAAATAGAATAAAAGCGCCTTTACCTTTGTTGGATTACAGAAAATTAGAAGAAAGAGTAATAAAAAATACGTGGATGAAATGAATAGGTTGATTTTTATATATATGGGGGGCAGTTGTGGAGAGGTGAATCAACCTTGGGATAGACGAAAGAAATCCCATTGTGAGTATCTAAGAGAGAACTCCGGTCTTGGTACTGAAGGATACTTCCAAATAATAAAAAGGATGAAGGAGGAGGCAATCGTTGACGATGTTTTGATCTTTGCGGAGTCAGGAAGAAATACAGGACAAACATCGTTGGAAGGACACCAGTGTTATGTGATCCCTCATTTTGAAGTTCTGAGAGAGTTTTTGAAGGAGGGAGATATTATTTGGGCAAGAGGGGGATTTCGTAGTTGGTTTAATCTGTTGAATGAATTGAAGGGAAAGCATTGGTTACTTTTATATGCTGCAAATACGGGAAGACAAAGGTGGAAATTTTGGGATATTGTGTTTGATGATTTAAGTGGCAAGGACTGGTATGACCGAAGGAACAACAGATTGTTTTTAGATTTTAGAAAGCCAGTGAATCCTTACATTTTTCGTCCAATCAAGACCCCTAAGATTTATGATGTGTGTATTGGGTGTTCACATATTCATGACAAGAAGGCTCAATGGAGAGGGGTGAAGGTGGCGATTGAGTACCAAAAGTTATATGGGGAAAAGCTTAATTGTATTCTCCCGGGCAGAAAAACTCATGGTACATTTACAAATGGAATCCTACAGGATATTTTGGATCATGATTTGAGAATTAGAATGACAGGGATGGTTCCCCGAAATGAAGTTTGTGAGATTTTGAATAAATCCAAGTTGGCGTTATTTTTAGGGGGACATGGACAAAATGATAGAGGACCTCTTGAGGCTCTCCGATGTGGAACCCGAGTGATTATGTCCTTCCCACATAGACACCATCCTTTAATATCTTCCAACCCCGATGTTTGCACAGTCATAAATAACAGTGATGACTTTAGACAAATAGCCCGTGTGATTAAAGGAGAACTTGGATCCCGAGACTTCTCAGACAAAACGAGTGTGTATATGTATTATGAAAGATCGTTCGGGATAGAGCAGGTCGTTTTGCCCCAAATGAAAAAACTTTTCACCATGTTGACGGCGAGTGACCCATCACAAGGAATTCAATCTTTACTAGAAGAATATGAGATGATCAATGGATGAACAATTGAAGGAAGAGTTTACGGCGATTCATGAAGAATATACAAGTACGATATCAGGAATGGCGGCATCCTTAGAATGCTGTTTATTTTTGATGAGAATGTTCAGGAGAAAACAAGCGGAGAGTATCTTGGATCTTGGTAGTGGAATAAGCAGTTGTGCCTTTCGATTGTATAAAAAGAGGAATAATTTGGATACAGATATTTGGTCTGTGGATGCCAATAAAGGATGGCTACAGAAAAGTAAAGCTTTCTCTAAGAAGCATGAATTGGGAAGCGAAGGTTTTTTTATTTGGCCAGAGATAAAAGGAGCCAATAAAGCCTTTGATCTGATCTTTTATGATATCGATGTTACTGGGCATAGACATAAGTATTTGGAAACAGTTTTATCCCAATTTGTTAATACGGGAACTTATTTGGTTGTGGATGATTTTCACAAAGGGGTGATTGCTCGTAGGATAGGAACGATTATGAGCAACTATAATTATTCACATTTGAATATAAAGCAATACACATTGGATAAGCTTGGTAGGTTTTGTGTAATGTATTACGATATTGGAAAAGGTTTGGTGGAATGAACATCGTGGTATATGTGGCTCATGTGGATGATGAGATTTTGTATTGTGGGGGAACTATAGCCAAATTTATTTCGGAGAATCATCAAGTATTTATTGTTTGGGCAAATAATGGGATTGTTGTTCATGGAAGACCAGGAGTAAGTTATAGACAGGAATCGGAAAAGATTGCCACGTGTTTAGGTGTTCCATTGAGTAATTGTTTCTTTTTGAATATCCCTACAATGGAATTTGATAAATATGGTCAGTTGGAATTAAATAAAAGATTTGAATCGTTGGGGCTGAAATTTGATTTAATTATTACTCATTCTGAGCATGATATAAATGAGGATCATAGGATTGTATTTAAGAGTGCATTGGTGCAAGCAAGGTGTTATGGAAGACCGGTAGGTCTTTTATGTTGTGAATATTTAGGGGGTTCCACAACATTTGCTCCTAATCTATATGTGAACATTGAAAAATTTATGAACAAAAAATTACTCACTTTGGAAAAAATTGTGTGTGAGATGAGGGAGTTTCCACATCAAAGATCCATAGAAGCGATAGAAGCAAAAGCTCGGGTCAGAGGATCAGAATGTGGATGTAAATACGCCGAAGCCTTTGAAGTAAAGAGGTGGCTATTATGAGATGGCAACAGGGAGAAAATGTTAGAATAAGTCCGAAAGCCACGATCAATGTCACCGAACATTTTGAAATTGGTGATGGTAGTGTGATTAACGATTATGCTAAGATCGAGGGTAGATCGGTAATAATCGGTAGAGAGGCTTGGATTCATGAATATAGTTGGATAGGAGGGGGTAGTTGTTTCGAGGAAACATCGGAATTGATCGCAGGGGACTTTTTGCATTTAGGACGATTTGCTCATATCAATACCGCTTGTAGAGTGAAAATATGGCATGAGGTGGGAATAGGACATCAGTCCAATATTTGGACACATGGTGCTTATGCTCCCTATGATTGGGGATACCCCTTTCAATTTGCTCCTGTAGAGATACGACATTTTTCCTGGCTGCCACATGCTTGGGTGAATCCTGGGGTCACTATTGGAAAGGGAGTGATGGTAGCCGCAATGTCCTTAGTAAATAAAGATTTACCTGATTTCTGTTTTGCCGCGGGAATCCCAGTTGAGATAAAAAAAGAAAATGCTTATCCCAAAGAGGAGGTCAATTTTAATTTATTAGTTACTCATTTAAGGAGAACATTCAAAAAGGATTTTGAATTTAAGGAAGATGGTCCTATTTTTAGAATAGGGGATACTTTTTTCAGCGTGTATGACCGTAAAATAGTGGGACCTGTGACGGGAGACACCGAAAGATTTAGAAACTTGTTGAGGAGAGCAGGTATTAGATTTCGATATTATTCACATAAAGGAAAAAATTACGTGGAGTGGGAAGATGATGGATTTCAAGATTCTAAATTTTTTAAAGGAAACAGATAGGATAATAGAAGGGAAAAGACAGCCCTTTGTAACCTGTGAAATTGACATTGCTAATACTTGTCAGAATAGGTGCTATTTTTGTCATTACAAGAATTATCTAAACAAGGATCGTTCGGTAATGACATGGTCTACATTTAGTGATGTCATTTTTGAAGTGTACCAAATGGAAGCGAAATCCATTACATTGTCGGGTGGGGGAGAACCATTAACAAATCCTTTTGCGGAGAAGATGATTTGGGCGGCTTACGATTTAGGTTTAGAAATTGGGTTAATAACAAACGGAATATTTTTGGATCGGGTGGAGGGGGTGCTTGACAAGTTTCAATTTATTAGGATTAGTTTGGATGCGGCTACTCCTAAAACATACGAAGCCATAAAAGGAAACAATGTTTTCGATGAGGTTATAGAGAATGTAAGAATGTGTGTAGGGAAAACAGATGTAGGGTTAAGTATGGTAGTCACGGAGAAAAATAAACAGGAGGTTGAGGGGTTTAGAGAACTAGCGGAATCATTGGGAGTATCTTATGCACAAATAAAACCTGCTTGGAAAATCTCTGGAATTGAAAGTACAATGAGGAACATTTCAGATGAGGGGTTATTTAAGGTTGATAGATATTCGGTAGAATTGGACTCCAATCTCCCTTGTCAAATCGCAGGTCTAATAGGTCAGGTGGGAGCGAATGGCAAGGTTTATTATTGTTGTGTTCATAGAGGAAATCCTGATTTTATTATAGGGGATGTGAACGAGGAAAGCTTGGAAGATATTTGGGCAAGAAGGAATCAATTTAAACCCGATCTTAGAATCTGTGGATCCTGTCGATATATAAATTATGCTAAAGTGTATGAGAAGGTTAGGGACAAAAGATTCACTCCATTAAGGCATAGGAATTTTTTATGAAAATTGCGGTAGGTTTTCTTACGTGCAAACGACCACAAATATTGGATAAGACTTTGGACTCGTTCTTCCATTTGAATAGAGATTGTCTGGACACTTTTATCTTTAAAATTTGTATTCAGTCGGTGGAAAAAGATACATTGGATGTGGTAGCAAAATATGAGGGACAATTCAAAGAGGTAATTTCGTTTGAGGAAAATAGAGGAGGGGGCTGGGGACACGTCCAAGTAATGAGGGCCTGTCTGAAAGAAGACACCCCTTTTTGTATGTATATGGAGGATGATTTTATTTGTTGCGAGCCTTTGACCTATTATCTTAATTTTATTTTTAAGTTCTTTGAGGTGTTCAAAGATTTTGGATGCATACGACTTCGATCATGGAAGGAATGCAAATATTTTAATTATGATACTGTTATTTATGGGAAGCATAAGGACCTGGTTAAGCCAGAAGTTCCCTTCTATTGGGACTATAAAAGGGATCAAAAGGGTTTATTGGATACCTCACAAACGATCTTTGAAGAGGTAAAAAATACCTATGTATTTAATCCCCATATTGTTAAAAGTGAGGTATTACAAATGATGCTTCCTTCAAGGAAGCACTATGTTTACAACGAAAAAATAGCGGAGACAATTTGGAGAGACAGATTAAAGGTATTTCGCATGGCACAAATCCATGCAAATTTGTTCCGACATAATAAACTTTCACAGAGAATCGAGGATTTTAAGCTATGAGTATAGGACTTGTAATCCCCTGCATGAGACCTACTCAAGTTTTAAATGTCCTTGGCGATTTGAATAAACAGACAATGAAACCTGATTATGTTCTATTGGTGGATAATGGGGGGAAATTTGAAGGGAGGGACATAAAATACGATTTTCAATTTCGAGTGAACAAGCCCAACGAGGGTAATATTGGTACCAATGCAGTTTGGAACATCTGTCTTGGAATGAGATTCGACTTTGTAGGGATACTTGCGGATGATTTGCGATTATGCAAATGTCTTTTGGAGAAGTCGGTAAGGGCCACAGGGGTAAGATATGCGGGATTGACGACAGGGTGTGTTACGGCTACGGTAGTAGAGGAACTACCATTGCCAAAGTGTGCTTCTTTGGATGATTTATCTGGGGAGGCACTACCAACAGGGAAGGGAAATGCCGGGGTGATTTTAATGCGAAGGGAAGTTGCTTTTCGCATTCCCCCGATTCCTGTTAGAAAGTTTAGAATATTCTTCGGTGACAATTGGATTTCTTATCATTTGAGAACCTCGGGCAATTATAGTTGGATTAGATTGAAGGACTGTTTTATCTATCATAAATCAGGGCGCAATCAAGTATCCAACTTGCTGCAATATAAGATTGTATTAGAGAAAGAAAGGGGTATTTGGATTAACTATTGGAGAGAACGAGGTAAAGATCCAAGAACAATTTTTTAAGGAAACCGAAGATGAAAACAAAATCGAGTATCCTCAATGCTTTAATCCTGTCAATTTTTGCTATTTTTTTTCTTAGTTGTTCGATGCCACAAATTGCAAGTAAACCTCAGGAAATTCTTGTCAAAGTGGGGGCACAAGGTCCCTCTTCCGTTGAAGTGAATAAAGGGGATCAAATTAATAAATCAATGGAGGTTCCCAATCCGGAAGGGTCTTTGTCTCAACTGTCTTTCATCGCCAAGGATAAAGCCTTTGTCAAGATTTTTTCCGGGTTGTCGGTTGCGGATGTCACCCGTCTTTGGAATGATCTTGTATTCTTGGAATACAATACACAAATAAGAGATGTAAACCTGTTCATAAATTCACCTGGGGGAGATGCATTCTCCGGCCTGGCGTTGGCCGACCAGATCGAACGTGCCAAGCGCAAGGGATTTCATATCACGGCACATGCATCTGGAATCATTGCTAGTGCGGCGGTTCCTGTATTCGCTGTTTGTTCTAAACGCTTTGCGGCACCCGGAACGATTTTCATGGTTCACGAGGTTGCTTTGTGGAAATGGCCAGGACGGGAATCCGCTTCGGACATTAGGGCACAAAATGAGTTGATGGAACTGCTGCGTGATCGCTACATTGATAAGTTGGTAAAAAATTCTAAGTTGTCCAAGGACAAATGGGGAGAACTAGAAAAACACACGACTTGGTTCTGTACTGATAAGGCCAAGGAGTGGGGTCTAGTTGACCACATTGAATAATAAAGGGGACATGATGAGGTGTATTGATTGCTCAAAGGAGGCGGCACAGGGTAGAACACGTTGTCCATCATGCCTCGAACGCCATCGGATCAATGAGAGGCGGAGACGAGAACGCTTGAAAGAGGAGAGAGGAATGTCCGAATTAGAGGGTCATACAGGAACTATGGCAAAAATTGGAGCAAATTTGTTAATCGAAATGCTAAAGGGACATGGGAACTCAATGAGTTGTTCGGATGTAATGACTGATTTGGATTGTAGTCCAACGGAGCTAAGAAACCTCGTTGATGAATGTCGAGTAGGGGGTGTGGATGTGTTCATTCAGGACAATCGGATTGTGTATTCGTCCGAAGCATTAGGGAGCGGAGAAATGATTGAAAGTCCACTTTCGGATTCAAAGGAGATTGTGTTTGGAGTAACATCTGATCTACATTTTGGTTCCAAAGCATGCCAAATCACTGGGTTAAATCAATTTTGTAAGCAGGCTAAACAGGAGGGGGTGAAACATATCCTTGTTCCTGGAGATGTATTCGCAGGAATAAAGGTGTATCAAGGACAGGAGCATGATATTTATGCTAGTAGTGCGGAGGAACAGGAAAGAAGTCTGCTAAGAAATTTACCGACAGGTTTCGATTGGTACATGCTTGCAGGCAATCATGATTATGATTTTGTTAAAAGGGCGGGACACAATCCCGTTTTGGCAATTAGCAAAAGAAGGGAGGATATTCATTATTTGGGGGGAGATGTCGCCAACATTCCTCTAATAGATAAGGTCGAGGCACAGCTTTGGCACCCCTCTGGGGGAATCCCCTATGCCTACTCCTATCGTCTACAGAAAGGAGTGGAACAGCTTGCCTTTCAGGAGCTTTATAAAGCTGTGGATGAGTATGCAAGCAAACAATCAAAGATAAGGTTCTTTCTTGCAGGACATCTACATATCCAAATGCAGGCTCTATTTGGTCCCATATTTGCTTGTCAATCGGGGGGATTTGAGGGAAGAACTAATTATCTAAAACGCAAGGGGTATTTCCCTGTAGTGGGGGGATACATAATAAAGGCGACCTTGAAGAAAGGAAATATTCTTCGGTTTGAGGCGCCCTTTATAATATTCCCAGATATAGAGGATGATTACAAGAATTATGATCATGCATATAAAGAGGAGGAGGACATTCAGGAACCTCTATTTTCGGGATCATTATGAAAATTTACCTAGCAATTCCCTACACGGGACAGGAACAGGAGAGCTTTGAAATGGCCAATAAAATAGCAGGGGAATTGATGCTACAAGGTTATGAGGTTTTCAGTCCTATTAGTCACACCCACCCAATAGCCTGTGTAATGGTGAATCCCCCCGAAGGGACAGAATTTTGGCTATTTCAAGACGTACCATTTATTGAATGGTGTGATGAGGTATGGGTAGCAGATTTTAAAGATTGGAGAAAATCTAAGGGGGTTTGCACCGAAATTGCGATTGCCAAAGCTATGGGAAAGCCGATACGATTTATGGGGAGAAGAGGGTTGGAACATGACAACGAAAATATACCGGCCTGATTTCACAAGGAAAGACGACCTTGTGTATTACCCTATATGTGTTAATTGTGAGAGGGAAGGAAGAATCGACGTTGTATTATGGCCTATGATGGCATCATTAGATTGCGAGGATGAAATAATAGGTCTTTGCTGTCCAGTATGTGGAGCAACGAAGTATATTGATTTAGTGGAATACTATGAGGAGAAATGGTTTGTAAAAGTATGGAACTTTTTTTGTAGAATCTTTAGGAGACAATAGATGGAGAATAGAAAACCACTTGAAGAAATTTACAAACCACACTTTTTCAAAATTCATACCCGTCTTGCCTGGAGAGCGGAGCACGTCTGTCGTGCAATAATGGAAGAGTTTAATCCTACAACTCTTATGGATGTAGGATGTGCGGTAGGCGATTTGGTGGATCATTTTCGGAAGAAATGGGAGATAGTTGCTTGGGGTCTTGAAGGATCGAAACATGCCTCACAGTTTGCCATGACCAGATTCATTGTTTATATGGATTTAAGAAGCCCCATAGACGTGCAAAATATGTTCCCAGGGAGGTTCGATCTTTGCACTTGTTTTGAAGTATTGGAGCATATTGAGGAAGAGTATTCCGATATCTTATTGGACAATCTGATCGCCTTTTCCGATAAATTGCTTTTGTCCGCCGCTCCCCCAGGACAAGGGGGACATTACCATGTAAATTGTCAACCAGCGGAATATTGGATAGAAAAGTTCCATTATAAATCTTATGAGTTCAATTCCAATCCGGTAGATAGAATCCGAAGAGCGTGGGAACCATGGAAGAAAAAACCAGGCATAAAAGCCTTTTATGACAATCTATTGTATTTTCAGAAAAGGAGGTACTCCTGAAATGATCATCGATGTAACCATAACGGCTTGTTGTCGCCCGGAGATTCTGTATCGAACTTTATATTCCTTTGAGAATAATTTATTTGGGCAAGCAACTATTCGTCCTATTGTAAATGTAGATCCTATAGGGACAAGTCATCCACAAAGAGTAATCGATGTGGTTGAAATGTTTTACCCCCACATGGGCAAATATAGAATAGCGGAGAAACCCAATTTTGCCTCCGCCTTTAAATGGACATGGGAACAAACGGAATCAGAATTTATTTTTCATTTGGAGGATGATTGGGAATTAAAAGTATTTGTGAGTTTAAAGAAAATGATATTTTTAATGGAGAAATATCCTGAACTTGCTTCCCTTCGACTCCCCCAGTTCAAATCCTCAGAGGATAAAATGAAAAATTGGGATAAGTTTTTCCCCTGGAATGGGGATTATTTCGAATGTCCGAAGGAGCTGATTGGGGGAGTAGGATTTTGTGGACATCCCTCCTTAATTAGACATGATTTTGTTAGGAACTGTCTCCCCTATCTTAGAGAAGATTTTAATCCCGAGAAACAATTTCATGAGAAAGGATCCCCCCTACTAGATGAGGTATTAAAATGGAAGTTCGGTGTCTTTGGAAAACCGAACTCACCCAATTATATTCAAGATTTAGGGAGGAGATGGATGGCAGATTATAAATTCAAGAAGAAAGGTAGCAAAGCTTTCTTTTTAGAATGGGAGAGGGAGGAATGAAAATTCAATATTGTTTTTCTAAGGGCAGTAATCAAAAATACTTCCAAAAAATGCTGTCTTTATTAGAGGATAAGCATACGATCATATGGAATCCTTTAGCAGAATACACAGAAAATTTAGGAGATGTGTTGGTATATAATACATTTCCTAATGAGACTATGGGGTACAAATTCAAGCCGTGGGTTATTGAAAAGACCGACAAGCTGTTTTTAGATTTTGAAGGACCCAAAGTATTGCTTGATTCTCATGATAATGGGAATCAGAATGGATTCCTACGATTTGGGAATTTATTTCCACGAATTAAATGCGCTCCAACTAAGTTTTATCTGAATAATTACCCTGTAGCCTTTATTGTTTCAATCAATTCGGGGGAGGAAATCTATGAGGATGAATTTGATAGGGAGATTGTAATCAATTTCCGGTGTTCCATTTTTAGTTTTTCGAAACCGAAATACCCACACTATATTCGGGAAAGCGTTAAAGAATTACTATTCAAAAACTTTACCAATGATTTGATTGTGCATGGGAGGATTCAGAGGGAACAATATTTACAAGAATTGAGAAGAACAAAGGTGGTTATAGGATGTCCTGGATTTGGTCCCAGTTCCGATATGTATACCGATGTTTTAAGAACGGGAGCCCTTCTGTTTGCCCACAAAAGTTTAGATGAAACTAAGCTTTTTCCTTATGCTAATTTAATCGAAGGTAAGGATTATATTGGATACACTCAATTTGATTTTGTTGATAAACTAAATTGGATATTATCGAATGGAACAATCCTAAATAAAGTAAGAAAATCAGGGAGGAATAAATTCAGAATAGGATATAATATAGAGAGGTCGGCGAGGGATTTCGACAAATATTTGCAATCATTGGTGAGGTGAAGGATGAATGAAAAGTTGTCCGTGATAATTCCTTTTTGTAATGAGTATCCACAAGTCCTTTTTACCCTACAGAACATTGCACAGGAACTAAGGGGCAGAGTTGATTTTGAAGTCATTGCAGTGGATAATTATTGCGAGCAGGTAAAATCGTTAGGATATGAAAATGACAAAAGTGGAGAGGCAGTGAATGCCTGTTCTGGTAGGATCAATCCCTGGTTGAAATATTTGAAGTATGAAAAGAAGCTGTCACATTGGCAGTCAAAGAATTTAGGAGTGAAGCATTCCACGGGGGATTTTCTTTGGTTCTGTGATGCCCATTGTATTATCTCCCGAGACTCTCTATTTAATATGTTCCAATTTTATAAAGAGAATCATAGGGAGCTGAATGGTACCCTTCATTTGCCCTTAACATACAAAATCTTAGAATCACATATATTGATTTACAAGTTGGTAAACAATCTAAGTAAAGGACATTTAGATTATTCTTTTACGGGGTACAGGAGGAATGAATCTCCCTATGAGGTCCCTTGTATGAGTTGTTGTGGAGTAATGATGTCAAGGGAGGTTTACAATAAATTGGGGGGATGGCCTCCTGAGCTTGGAATTTATTCTGGGGGTGAGCAATTTTTGAATTTTTCATTGGCAGTGATGGGAATGAAGAAATGGATATTCCCTACGGAGCCTCTTTTTCATCATGGGGAGAAAAGGGGGTATTGTTATGTGTACGACGATTATTTAAGGAATAAATTAATTGCAACATATTGTTATGGAGGAGAGGATTTATGTCGATTGTTCTCTGAAAACATGAAGGGGAAACCCGAAGCTTTAAAGAACATCTATCAGGATGTCATTGCCAAGTGCCAACCACACAGAAAGCATATCGCCAATCAGCAGAAAATCTCTATTCAAGAGTGGGCAAGGAAATGGAAAGGAGAAGATGGATGACACTTGGATGGGAAACAATATTCGGATTTTTCTTAACGGCATGCGGTCTGATATTCACTTGGTACCAATTTTCAAAAAGGATAAATGAAGATAAGGGGGCGCAGAAAGAAAAAATCGAAGGTTTGGAGAAGGACATGGATAAATTAACCTCACAAAAGATTGTCTCGGAAGAGAGGTGTGCGGGATTTCGAGCAACTTGTCCACTTTCGAACAGTATGGGTAGCGTGGAGAAAAAAATAACGGCTTTGTGTATTCAATTGGACAAAGCCGAGGAAAGGAGGGTTAAGTGGGAAGAAAAAACAGAGGGTCTATATCTTGATTTGATCAAAAGTATTAACAGGCATATGGGAAAAACAGAGGAATTCATGAGGGGAGCAATGGAAACAATGAATTCCAATAAGAAATCGATTGAACATTTATCTAAGGAGATTGGAAAATGAAACGATTGGGTTTTATTTTGTTGCTGATTTTTTTGGTAGGATGTGGTACATTACACATAAACAATCCTTTTGATAGGCCCTGCTCCGTGTGTGATGAATGGAAGGCTTCGGAAGGAGCGATAACATCCTCGATTTGTGAACAGGCTGACAAACTGAAACAGAACCCCTGCGCCGTTCATGCAATGATGGTCGTGGCAGCAAAAGAAGGATTGGTATTAGAACTGTGGCAAGCTGATCAGTTTGAGAAATGGATGAATGAGGTAAAGAAACGGATTGAAGCGGGGATTACTTATGGGGATTTGAAAATCTTGGCCTTTGCTCAACTGACAAAATTCAACAGCATGGTAGGTGGTACGTTCTTGGTCATGTCGGAGTTCTTTTTGTCGATGCCTGATGGTCAGATCGTCCCTGAATATGATCAAAACTTGCTTTATTTAAGTGTGGATGATTTGGTTGTGCAGGTGAAACGATTTGCACTATATTGGGGGTAGCATGTCTAGAAATAAGGCTCAATTTGTGTTTGCGTTGCTTAATACGTTAGGGTTTTTTGCAGTACTTCTTATCTTCCTGTTGATTAGTCCGAGTATCCCAGAACCTGCTCAAAGGACGATAGACATACTTGTAGGTGCTTTAGTTGGATCATACGTTACCTCAATGGGTTGGTATTTTCATACCTCCCAAGGGTCCTCCGAAAAAAATGATCTTTTACAGAGAGCATTGAAGAGGCCCCAAAATGGAGAAGAAGAATTGCCAGAATCATGAAGGAAACCTAACGATCTGCACTTGTCCCGATGCTCAGAGCAAGGAGTGTGAATATTTTGAAAAGGGAAAATATCGGGACAAGTGCTATTATTATCGAGAGATTTCGGATCATTGTGATCGTAGGGAAAAAAAGGATTAATTTTTCCTTAAACATAGCATCGATTATCAATTGGCACTACGGTATACCCTCCCTTTGTCCAACATTCCTCGCATAGACAAGTGAGAATATGTCCCCTTATGGGGACGGTGGGTACATAGTTTATACGACAACATTGACACACTTTCCTCCCTCCTCTTACTATCCCCCCCTTCCTCCTTTTTGTTCTCTCCCCCTTTAATATCCTGCTGATTGTTTGTGTTGAACACTTGAATCTTTTTGCGGTTTCTTTTATCGTGTTTCCCTCTCCAACAAATCTCTTAACATCTTCCGTGCTTATATCTCTCCTGATCAAAGATAAGCCTTTCATATTTCCTCCACTAAGAGATTGTTGTCACCTTCCCCTCCTTCCTCACTTTGATAATCTTATCCGCCGCAATATTGATATTCTCTGCATGGGAAACCATAATGATTTGCAATTTTAGTTCCTCCGATATCATTTTCAGCATTTCACTTACCTTCTCATGCAGATCGGGACTTACGTTTCTGAAGGGTTCATCCAAAATTAGCACAGGTCGAGATTGTTCCAATGACCACAGAGAAACCCGCAACGCGAAACTGCATACGTCAACAGGTCCATAGCCGGAACCATCTAATGGATTGTATTCAGAACCGTATTCCTCAAAGAGGAGATTGCATTCGGTTTGTCCCCTTTTTGTTTCAAACCGAGCAATGAACTTAATGGGATTATCAAAGACGGCTTCAAGGGCAGTAGTGACGAGTGTTGAAATTTTAAATTCTAGCTTCTGTTGCACGTTTTTAGCGACAATTTGAACAATCGTCCTCGCTTTTTCCGCTTGCAAAAGTCTCTCTGATTGTCTTTGATACTCTGCTGTTAAGTCAGAAAGACGGTGATTTAGGTAATCACGTTCCTTCCTTTGATCCTCAAATTTTCTGCGAATACGTTCTAAATCTTCCACGGGAACTCCTTCGGCACCACATCGAAAGGATCCGATTGTTTTTCCCTCCACTCCTGTTCTAACTCCCACAAATAATTCTTTAAGAATTCTCTATCAAAGGACATAATTTCCCCATCATCTTGGAATATCGCTTTATACTCCTCCTCTGAAATATCGAATGATAGGTAGGGTTCCTCTTTATCCTTAGCCAGATAATGATAGCCAAAATTCAAACAAGCACCAAGCAAAACCAACAGGACAATCTCTATTACTTTAGATAGTCTACTTTTCCTCTTCGCACTCTGGTCCTGTACAGGGGGACTTTTCTTGTGCCGATTCCCCAATCTGTTCCTTAGACTTTTTCGCATTATCTTCCTCCTTCTTTTTGATATCAGCGATCTTTTGGTTTGTCTCTTGGATCAATTTTTGAAGTGTCCTCGCGTCTTGAATTAGAGTTCTATTCCTCTCTTCCATATAGGCACGTTCATATTTGATTCTTTCCAGATTCGCTTGATAATACTGTAGATCCTTTTTTAAGGATTCGATTTCAGGACTATCTTTGCTCTCCTGAGAGAAAGCCACTCCGACGAATAAAGCACCCACCAAGAGCACCGAGATTACAATCGTCAACATAATTTTGGTGTACGCCTCATCCTCGTATATAGAGTTATACCATTTTACCATTGATAGGTCTCCTTTAATTCCTTGTAACGATCTAAGATTCTTGGGTTTAAAGTTTCTTTTTCTTTAACTTTGATTTCCAACAACCTGTTCGCTTTCTCTAAACTATCTACTCCGAATTCCTCCTTTAAAGCTCGGAATAGTCCTTTTAATTCTCCCTCTGCTCTTGCAATGTCGTTTTTCGCCTCTCCTATTTCCTTTTCAATCTTATCCAGTTCTCTTAAAATGTCTTCCACGTCAGTCCTCCATTATCTCATTCAATATTAATTGCACATATTCATCCACTTTATTCTCCCTTATGTACCTTTCCAACTCCTTCTCAAAATCCAATTCCCTGACTTCCTGCTCCTTCAATCCATCAACAAACACTTTTAATTTTTCGTTTACTTCCTTCTCCGTTTTTATTTTTGTTAGGTCGAACACTTTGTCCGCGGGTTCAATCGGAACATGAATTATTTGATAGTCTCTTTTGTCGGTATCAAAAACTACACAAATGGGTTTATGATCCATTAAATCTATGGAGTTTCGATACAAGGCACCACAGTTTATCAGAAACCTATTACCTTTCTCCAATATAAAGGTCCGATGATTGTCCCCACTAACAATCAAATCAAACTCCGTTTTCTCTAAAAAATGACTACCATACTCCGCTTCCTGTCCCGGCCACAGCTTTTCCTTTATTACCATTTTGTGCATAACAAGGACATTGAACTGATCTTTGTATTTTATTCCAGGGACATCTTCGAACCAACTACAACCATAAATAGAAATATCCCCTGATTTTTGTGGGAGTTCGGAAGATTCTTTCCCCAATATAGTTACACAACGGGAGGCTTCGAGGACTTTAAGAGGTGTATTTTCCGTGTTGGAATTATGGTATCTGAGGTCGTGTTGCCCAAATACTGTAAGGGTGTGAAAAGGCATAGGGCGTAGAAAATCAATGATCCATTGTTTGAGAAAATCGCTTGCTTTGTAATTGTCGAAAAAGTCTCCTGGCTGGAGCACGTAGGAGCATTTGTTTTCATAGGCAGTTTGAGCAATAAATCGTTCCTTTCTTTGTGATGTTTCCCATCGATCATCAAGTCTGTTCCTCGGTGTCTTATTGTCAAGATGTTTGTCACCCGTTATTAGGAGTTTCATTGATCTTTTCCATTAATGTTAAGTCCCAATTGGACTCTCTTTATGAGAAACAAGATAGGCCGCGCTTACCATCCCTGATAGCATACCAACAAACCAAAAAAGGAATCTCATCTTTTCCTCCAATACTTTTGATGTGCTCCGCACTTCCGACAAAATTCATCTGATTTTAGTATCTCAGAACGTCTAGCAATTAGCTTCTCCACGTTCTCATTTGCCTTCTCCCACACTTTCTCTCTCTGTTCTATATCAGTCACTATGCGAGATAGTATAGAGATGGAATTTGATAGGTTTTTAAAAGCCTGAATGTCAGATTTTAATGCTTGGAAGGGTTCCTCAATTTTAAGCCATTCTTTTGTGCTTTCTATAATTGATTGTTCCTCTTTTACCCTTTCTGATAACCTACCAAGTTTTGATATTTCCTGATTTAATTTTCGATACTCCAAACAGCTTTCTTTTAGCACTCTAAAGGGAGTCTCAATGGAAAGCCATTCGTTTATTTCCTTTATCTCACCCGTTGCTCCCTCTATCTTTTTTAAATAAACCTGCAAACGATCTATTTCTTTTTGTAGGTTTGAGGATTTTAGGAGGAGGGAATCAATTTCAGAAAGAAGTTTTTCGGCAATAGTAACATGAGAAAAACGGGGAAGTTTTTCCCTGATATCATTAAGCTCCGTCTCAATATCCCTTTTCCTCCTGCTGGTAGAGTCAACAATAGAATTCGCCTTTTTGATCTTTTCATCGATAATTTGGAGGTTAACGCAGCGATTGAATTCTCTGCCGACGGCTCCAGGAGTTTGTGATAAAAGGAAATAAGGTTCCCCCTGCGCTTGTATGTTGGTAGAGGTAATTTGTGATAATCTTTGGACCTCCTCTGGAACGTCGCTTCGTAGAGCTTCAAGCTTGCAGTCTGGGAGTTCATATTTATTCTCACTTTTATTGCGTTCTCGGACAATATAGGAATCATCTATAAATTCTATGGCTACTCGGGTGGACTCTTTAGGTTTGGCGAAATGACTTCGGAAGGAAAAGCCTTGAGGTCTGTTCTGTAGGGCCCACTGCAGGGCCCTTACGATGGAAGATTTACCTGAATGGGAGGTGCCCATGATCACGTTCAATCCTTTATCAAATTCCAATATCGAGTGTTCATGAGATTGAAAGTTTTCGATTTCAATTGAACGGATCATTGTGGCTCCTTTTGAAGGGCCGCTTTCCACCTGAGGTAGCGTTTAACCCCTTTGCGAATGGAGCTGGTTGGGGCACCCTTCGATTAAGCAGATTTTTTAGCTTCGAATGTAAGGCTCCTGACCTCCTGTGCAATCTTCTTCATGGATTGCATTGCCTTGGTCAATCGGGTTCCCGCTGCATTGTTCCCTTTCTCAAACTTCAAAGCATCCAACAATGCCTCCTCTGCCAATGTCTTGATCGTTTCGGCTTTCTCCGCAATTGTTCCCATTTTTACCCCTTTCTTATTAGTTTTAGTTGGGTTTTAGGTTGTTCGTTGAATTTGACTTCCTTCGTGACCTCCTTTCTGCTGGGTTCTCTTGGAGGAGAATAAAGTTCGGGTCTGCAAACCTTCTGCCAATGCCTAAATCGGAACATCAGAATGTCATCCTCTCTACGCTCACCAACTATATGTACCTTTACTAATGGAATCTTCCCTTCAGGGCAGTTCTTCTCCGCTTGTTCCAGATACTTTTCTCCTGCGAATCTTTTCAGACATTTCCATTCTCCAGAGAAGCAATGACTCCTTGCATCTTCTCCCGCTAGTCCTGCTACATTTTCCATCCCCATCATTTGAGCTGATTTTGTTTGATCCTGTTTGCTCCTGCGCTTGTTCTGACGGGCTATTCGGGCTTTCTTTTCTCTATCCATATCATACCAACCTAAAAGCTTTTACCCACTCATTGAAATTAGAAGCCGATAGAAAAGACTTGAATTTAAGTTTTTCGAACACGGTTAAGAAGTCCTTTTGATATAATTCGTGTTCCACTATAGGAGTTTCCTGTGTTTCATGGAAGGGTAATTCGACTAATTCTAAATTATGATTTATTTTATCAGAGGAGTCAACAATCAATTGAAAAGCTTTGTTTTTTGCAGGGAGTTCCTCTCTTAAATATCTAATGGCTGTCTTTTCTCCTACTCCGGGTATTCCCATTACATTGTCTGTAGGGCACCCTGCAATTGCCTTTACCTTCGCCCATACCCCCGGTCTTATCCCATATCTTAGCATGAAGTCTGGATAAGTAAACTCCTTTTTAGTCTGAGAATCATACATTCGGACTGTGGGGTGTAGGAGTTGATAGAGGTCGCTGTCTCGGGAAACAATGATATGGTTGTATTCATTGGTGCAAACGATACTGGCGATAAGGTCGTCCGCTTCAAGCCCTGTTTGGATGAAGTTGTTCCTAAATCCCAATCGAGGAAGTACATCCACACGTAAACGAGTAAACTGCCATCGTGCTTTTCTATCCTGATCATATTCTTCCTTTGTTTTCTCCACGTTTTTTCGATTGCGCTTATAGTCTGAATCTATATCCTCTCTGAAATTTTTGCTGCTGTCCCAAGCAAAAGCGAATAGGTTAGTTTCAAACTTGGTAGCCAATTGATGCAATTGAACCATGAAACCAAAAACTATCTCGGTGTTTGAATTATCTGTGGATAGTTCAATTCCACCCATACCGTAACGGATTCTATGACACATCGCATGACAGTCAACGGTGATCAAGGTTTTCATGAGTATCGTGGCTTTCTATTTGGTTTGCAAGCTTCCTCTATTTCTTGCCAGACCTGTCCTACCAACTTCTGCACTTCCACCTCTAAACACTTCGTTTCTATCTGGTTGATAATCTTAGGCATCATTCCTTTTTCGAGTCCCATAGTTGGGACAATAGAATTAACTTCCTTTTTCCAAGCGCCTGTCTCCACAAGGAACTCTACACAGCTGGTCAAATCGTCAATCCCCCCATAATAATGATTCATAATTAGATTGACTTTTCCTTTCTTCCCTGTGATTCTGTTCTTGGTTACTTTTAGTTTAGCCGAGGTCCCAACGATTTTTTCCATCCCTCTTATAGTTTGTATGATGGGCTTTCCCGTTGCCCATATTTCAACCGAATCATAGAACTTCGCCGCTCTGCCCCCTCCCTTAGTCTTTCCGGGTATTCCAGATTCTACCACGGGTTTCGCTTTAAATTTACTTGCCGTTTGAATCAGATCACGGGTTTGATGGATAAGAATTAACAGCCCTTCTGTGGTCTTTATGTCCTTTTTTGTCACTCTAAGAAGCTGTGATATCATCCTTGCTTTCTCTGTTTGGTAAGAGGCGGATGCCTCTCCTTTTTCCTCAATTTCATCCGCCCTTGCCAATTCCGCCAAGCATGTCAGAGAGTCCAGTGAATCCAGAACGTAGATAAAGGGCTCCCCTTTCTTTAGAACTTTTCGAAAGTTAGAGAAGAAATCTTCCACGGTATCGGAGGAATCCTTGTCCGGCAGAATTTCAATTCTCCTTGCTATTTCCTCTCCAAACATTTTCTTTATGTCAAACATTACACCATGCTCCGCGGGGTCGAGTATAAATCTATATCTGTCAAATCGTTCATAGAGAGAGGTCTCCGCAAAGCATGTCAAAGCACATAAAGATTTACCTGCCTCCGATTCTCCAACAAGACTGATAATCCTACCAATAGGGTACCCACCGTACCATCTATCTGACAATTGAAGGTTCAGCAAAGTGCTACCAGTGGGTAAAAGGTGCTCCTTATCCGTTGAGATATCATCATCCTCTTCAAAGAAGGAATCTTGTGGTTCTTCCTTCTGTTCACTAACAGGCATGGTTCCCTTTCGAATAAGTTCCATTTTATGAATCTCTCCGTCTTCTGATTATACCCTTTCTTTGAGTAGTAGGGGAAGGGGTACGGGGACTTTCCTCAGCAGGAGCTGATTCTGGCTCTGTTTTCTGAGGTTCTTCGTCCTTCATTCTGTCCCTCTTCATCATGTCGTGAAAATCACTGCAATTGTCGAACACAACGCAGGAATCACATTCGGGGTGCTCCTTTATTTCCCCGAATCTGTGTCCTGAGGGGCATTCATCTGGTAAATGATCCTTTGAGGGTCTTTCTATAGGTTCCGATTTTCTTTCCTCATTTTTTGAGGAGGGCTCCCCATTCTGTGTTTCATCAATTCTCTTTTTCCCAACTGCGCCATAGAACCATTTTTCGGTATCTTCGTAAGAAGGGCGAAGGATCATTGCTTCGTCAAGTGAGAAGGACTGTTCGAGGACCCAAGAAGGAATAGCCTTCTTCCTGGGAAAGAATCTGTGCCCCTTATATGTAAACGACTGCCGTTTCTGTCCAGAATCATCCTCATAGTGTCCAGAATCATCGATTGAGAAGGCTATGGACAGCCCTTCCTCAGAAGAAGTATACCAAGAGAGAATCCCCCCTCCTTCGGGATTAACCTGCAATTCAGCAATGTGATTCTCAAAGAACCAATGAGCAACGTCCCAAATCTTTATCCCCTCTCTCTCCAATTCCGGGGTATCGTGTGGCCACACGAGATAGGAAGTGTACCTTTTAGATCGAAGACGGTTCCAAACATCTTTGTCCAAGTTTCTCAACGCCAAATAATCACAGGCTGCATCCCTTTCTTTCCAAGTTTTTGATGTGCAACAAAAGGGTGTGGCGTTAGGCCCATATCCAGCATGTCTCCAATAATCGACTTTGTACGCTCCCTTTCCCTCATCACATTTTGGATTGTTGGGACCTGCTATGTGGGGGATTATATCAACCAAATGCCTACCATCCACAGTTTTGTGCTTTCGATCGGGCTGCCAGAACTCAACCCCTTTTGGAATCTTGTTAGAAATAAACATGCTCCCGAAATCGCTTGGGTACTCATCCTTATCCTTCAAGGACTTCATGGCCTGTTCTTGTAGATCGGTTTCCATCTGACGGATTCTGTCTGCTAAACTAGTCATCCTTTTTTCTCCTTACGATTTTTTGAAAATTTTTGTCCCCATCTAATACCTTCTGGGTTTGTTCCTCTCGATATTGATCCATCATCTCTGTAAATTCTGGGCTAACTTTTGGGTGTGCGAAGTAGCCACTCGCCCATAAGTGACTCAAGAAACCCAAAGATTCCTTCTTGTGAGTCAATGCCCACTTAATCGATTCCAATTCCGCCGCCTTGTCTTCCAAGTCCCAAAATTCCTTTTGAACTTCAAGATATTCCTCATCCTTTTCCACATGAGTTTGAACTTGAATCTCACTCAATCGTGTCCCGACAAGTTCTTCCCAATTCTTTCGATAATATAAGTCCAATTCTCCTTTCTTTTTTTGAAGTTCTGATTTTTTTTCTCTTAGCTTTCTGTTTATGGCTATCGCCTTTTTCCCCCAGTAGTGAAAAAGCTCCGCCTGAATCTTGCATTCATATTCAAGTGACTCAAGTTTGATTTGCAGGTCACTAGTTGGATCCCTCTCTAAGTTCTGGTTGATCATTTTCAATCTCCTCAATGAAGACAACTTCATCCTTATTAAATGTAAATCGTATAACCCTATCACTTGTAGTTCCGTCATAATAAAAACAAATTAGGCCATCTTTAACAAACCAGCCATCTAATCCCTTTGGGTGTTTTACTCTATAAAGCTTCACTTCCCACTTCGTTGCCACCAGGTATTCCATACTACTTCCCTCCTATTAAGCAAGCCATTTGACAGGCCAAATACAAACCTGCTCTGCCCGAATACATAACACTGTCTATGAAACAGGTGGTCACATTTCTTAGTGTGAGATTAGGTGGATTACTGATTAGTGCCTTCTCAAAGTACCCTAAAATGGCATAACGAATGCTTTCCGGTTCATCGGGCAATCCTTTGAGTTCCTTCCTCACTCTTTCCCACCTGGTCTCCTCATTTATTCTAATATCCGTCAATGTTTGACAGATCACCAGAATCGATCCTTCATTTATTTGTAACTGATCCAGTGCCTTCATTATCTTTTCTGGATCGTCCATATTGATTACTGAATCCAGAAGTTTAAGAGCCTGCCCTGGACTTCCCCAACAGTTGGCTACAATTTTGTCCAGAATTTCTTGAGGGTATTCTTTCGGATTGAATCCCTCTGCCTCTAGTATTTCCTCCAAAAGCTGTTGTAGTTGGTCGAAGCTTAAGGGTTTTAGTTGCAGTTCGAAGCAGCGGCGCCGAATAGCTCGTAAAGTATTGGGCTTTATTTTCTCGGGTTCCGATGTGCATAAAACAAAGTGACAATGTTTTGGGGGTTCCTCCAACATCTTCAACATGCTCTCGGCTGCGGCGCCCGTGATCTGGTGACATTCATCAAGCAGATACAGCTTCCTTTCTCCCCCTGCTGCACAATAATTCAGCGTATCGATGATATCTCGGATCGTGTCTATCCCTCGGGTATTAGCCGTGTTGTAATGACGAAAATCCATGTCGTCTATTTTCAGATGATTTTTTATGACGAAAGCTAACGTGGTTTTACCACATCCAGGGGGACCTGTAAATAGGAAACTTGCTGGAACATCTCCTCTGTCCAATACAGATTTTAAACTTTCTATCGCTTCCTCATTTCCAATAAATTCATCGAGCGAAGGTGGTCGATAGGCGACTTGCAAGGTCATAATATTCCTCCCACATTCTCTTACAAACAGGGCATCTTTCGTGCAGTGCCTCTCTGGATTTTTTTCTGTCAACGTAACCAAGCACTGGGAGTTTAGTTATTAGATTCACCGTGATAGGACTATGATGATTATACCCTCTCCTTTTCATTTCCTCCGAGATGAAAAGGTGTCTTTGTGGAACTGAATGTAGTTCGATCAAATCCCTGTAACCTTCTAAGCTTTTCATTTTTTTCCAGCATCCAATAATCATGTGTAACTCCACATGCTCACCTAGAAGGTGTTGTCTGCACATTGTTTTTGGATTTATCATCCACATTCTCATCATCTTCTCCCATTACAGTTATGCGACATACTATTTTTTTATTGTGAAGAAGGTTTCTTGGGCCAAATAGATCCAAGGCAGGCACTAAGTATCTTCCTTTCCTTTTTACATCGTGTTCATAGGCATAAGGCTCTCTCTTTTCAATTTCCCTGAACCCCTCTTTTGTAATGGAAAAAAATAAAACCCCAGCCTGTACCAAGAATGCTTCGAACTTAACATCCATTTGTACGTTCATTTATGTTTCTCCTCCATTTCAAACCAGTTTCCATCAATTTCAGAAACTTCGTGATCGATTCGTAGAGGTACAACAATCCAATCAAATTCCTCTCTCACCCTTTGTGTTCCACAGTAGTTGATAGTCTCAATTACATGATCCAATTCATCCGGGTGCCAGTCATGCAACATATCATCATGTATCTGTCCAAAAGCATGTGTATCCCACCCTTCCTCCTCCGCCACGTTCATTACTTCGATCAAAGTCCAAAGCAGTACATGAAACGCCGTTCCCTGTGTCTGATAATTTGTCAGTTCATTCCTTCTCATATACCCACTGAATCTAAATCCAAGATAGCTTTCAATGTACCCCTTTTCTTGATACTCGATTTGAATATCTTCTTTCCATTGTTTATAAATAGGGAACCTTGTGCCCCAAAAAATATCTTGCTGCTCCTTACAATGCTCCTCGAACTCCTCATACCTCTTTATTCCTTTTTCGTACAGATGATCCTTAAGAATTATCCCCGAATTTGTTTTCAATAATAAGCAATTTCGCCAAAGATTCCTTGCACAACCAACATAATAATCACCATAAAACTGTGGGAACACCCAACAGTTCTTGGCATAGAATCGTATCCAATATTCTATCTCCTCTTTTGGCAACATCCAAAGATCACAAGCTGAATCTCTATGCATGTCCTTTGATTTATCCGAGACGTATGCAATCAGATTGGGATCCTTATTGTAGCAGGCGCTAATTCCTACCTCTATCCCGGAGAAGTCACTACTTAGAATGCCATGCCCCTTTCTTGGTTTTACCGCTTTTCTAACCCACTCTTGAGCTTGTTTGTCTCTCTTTGGTTGATTGTGAAAATTGAATTTTGAACTACTGCTACGATAGGTTACAGGGATAACTAAATCAAAGAAAGGATGAATCATCCCCTTGTAAACATAGCGTTTGAATTGTGCTAGATAGGTTCCCCTTACTTTCTCCAGGGTACGATATCGGAGAAGCTTTTCCGCGAACTCACTTTTCATAAGTGAGAGTGCGTTCTTATCGACACTGAGGTTGTCTTTCTCCGTGTAAATCCTTTCGTGTCCCAATATATTATAGAACAGTTCGCCTAAGTCTTTCGTGCTGTTAATATCTAAGGTCTTTCTTTTGACCTGAAAAAATCGTTTTGACTCCTCCCCTTCCGATAGCTCCTTCTTTATCGTTTGAATTTCTTTATCGATGGTCCCCGTGCCATCTGAGTTCGACATTTTTTCAATGTAATCTTCATCCACGTTCATTCCCCTCATTTCCAAATCCGCGAACTTTAATGTACCTTCGAAGAAGAAATCACGAGGGAAAATCAGACCAGGATCCTTGTCGAATTCCTTTTCCTGTTTCAGTAAAAGCAACCTTGTATAATGAGAGTCTAGAGCATTGTAGTCTAGCAATTTTGTTAGAGGGCATTTATCCATGGAGTTGTATTGACTCTTTCCTTGTGCCCGTTTATACCTTTCCATCTCAGTGTCGTAGGGTTCTCTACCAAAATTTATGAAAGTCTGAAAGGTAAGCGAGGTGAATTGAGAGCGATTGTCTTGTATGTGTGAGGCCAGCATCGTGTCCCAATACCACCCTTTAATTATTATGTTTAACGCCACTGCCGCCCATACATGCTCAAATTTGATATTCTGAGCAATTTTTAGAATTTCTTGATCCTCCAAAATTTCTCGCAATCTCCCGAGTATTACTAATTTATCTGCATCATGCCAAAAGTTATTATAATCCAGTGGGAATGCATAAGAGGTATCGTCATTTATAGGAGAAATTGAAATGGATACTATTTTCATTTCTGGGTAGTAGGGCTTGTATCCCAGAGTCTCAAAGTCGATCACGATAGGGGATTTTTCAGAGATGATTTTATCAAGAAAGTTTATTAGTGAGGTATAATCAGTTAGATGAATGATGTTTTCTTTGGGAAGAGGGGGAATGTCCCCCAGATTTAATTTTACCGCGGCATTTTCAAGGTCCCTTCTGAATACAGATTGAAGATTATTGTCAACTTGTTGGCGAAGTAGATAGGAAGGATGAAACAAAGGAAGAACCCAGCAGTTCCAGCGTCTGTCTGGGATACACAAACCACGAAAACGATTAATTGTCTTCTCCCCTATTGGGACATTGAGATAAAACGCCTCAACCGCTTTCCCCCCAAGCAACCAGATGAATCTTGGTTTCAAACGTCTTATTGTTTCTTCAAGTAGGGGGTAGCAGTGTTCAATCTCTTCCTTCTTAGGGGTCCTGTTCTTAGTTCCTGTTGGGGTCACATCGAAAGGTCTACACTTTATAGAATTATCCTTCCAGAAATCTCTGTTCAGGTCAAGTCCTAAAAACATTAAATGATTCTCCCATAATGATCCCGCTTCGCCAACAAACTGTTCTCCCCTTTCATCTTCCTCGTTTCCTGGAGCTTCCGCGAGTTGCAGACATTTCATCCCCCCTTTTCCAGACCAGAGCATCCTAGGGGATTTTACAAATCGGTACAGTCCACACTTCATGCAGTTAGGAGAACCCTCTTTTAGATCATATCTCCTAACTGCCTGTGTTTTTATTTCCTCATCTCGGAAGAACATTATTCGTAATGCTCCTCTTCCTCTTATTCCTGGATGTATACGAGTAACTCAAAGTAATCTTCGGTTTCCAAGATTTCCCCGATAACTTTTACTTCCGTGGAACTCGATGGAATTACGCTCCTGATTCTAACATGAACAAGGCCTCCTTCAAGATCCTTCCACTTTTGTTCCTCCTCGTTCCTCATTTTTTTCTCCTTTTTTGAGTTTTTATCGCTTCATCAGCGGCCTCAATAAAATCTTCCCATTTATCCTTATACCATCTAAACAACTCAGCTATAGGCCAGTAAATTAGTCTGGCAAATAACCTGAGTATTTTCATTGTCGTAAGACGTGGGATAATTACTTTGTTGGTGATTATACATACCACAACAATTGTAATAATCAAACTAAGTGAAGGCATGGGCAATCCTCCTTGTTGTTCAATCATCCCTTTTAAGGTTTTTACCTCCTGATAAGTAAAACAAGTTGAATCATTGTCATCCTCGAAACAATAATATTGTACTTCAGGAGGGGTATAAATTGCATAATCTTCCGTGTCTAAGGAGTAATTATTCACATCTACCTCTCAATCATAAGTGCACTAAAATGCAGGAAATTTTCACTTTCGAACTGTGCATGTCTATCTGATACAGCAAACTTCTGCGATTTGTCAAGAGCTTCCTGCAAATAAACCACATTTATTGAGAAATCTTTATTATCCAATGAATAATCCAGTTCTACCTCTTCCTCTATAAACCCAGAAGCAGCACTCCCTCCAGAGCAAAGCATCTTTCCCTTTCTCAAGGAGATATTAACCGACTTGTCGATCATTTGCAGGTTACTTAGAACAATAGATATCTTGTCCAATGCATCCTTAAGTTTTGGGGGAATCTCCACCTGTGTTCCTTTAAGAATGAACTGCTTTTCCTTCTCATCCCATTTCAAATCTTCCTGTGATAGCACCCTCCTTGCACTAAACAGCACATCGTCCCTGGTTCGAAAGTTTATCCAACTTTTTGTAACCATATATTCATCAAAGTTAAGGTGTATTCCGTAAAGCTTTTGTAGTGTGGCAGCTTCTATTAGGAATCCCTCCATTTCCCCCTTCATTCTAAACCTGCTCATTCGCGTTTGATCACTACTATAAATGGAATCTCTCACCACATGAACACAAGTAAGAGTTCCCATAGTTCTATCCTTCGCCGCACTAAAACTGCACAGCTTAATCCCGTTGAAGAAATTCTCTGGTGTTTTCTTCCATTCTCCCTCTTCTAAAGAATCCGCTACCTTCTCTAAATAGGAGAAGATTCCTTCGTTGGCAGAAATAGGAAATTCTGCTTTTGACTTTCCTGCTCTGATCAGCAGTTGTCCCTCTTTAAGATCCATATCAATTTCAGGCTGCGGGAGCTTTAAAAGATACTTAAATAAGGTATCCGCTTTTACCGAACAGGAGAAGTCAGTTTTGAAAGGGACGATAACACATATTTCGTCGTTGTAGGTGGCTACCTCCTCCCCAGTGAAAATGAAATGAACCATTTCCTCCACGATTTCCTTCTGTGCCAAGCCGGGTCTTACCGATGATAGTGCCTTTAATAGTTCAATCGTTTCGATTTTCATTCTACCTCCACATAATTCATAATGATTTGTAGGGATTCGTCATAGGAGTGAGCCTTCTTTAAAATATCATCCACTAAAAACTTTGCCTCTTCTTTCTGTCCTGCTTTTACTAATGCCGCTTTAGCTATCCCAATAAGATTGAAAATATTTCCATCCCTCCCTGACAGTTTACATTTTGGTTTTCCCATTGTTTTCCCCCTTTAGTTTCAATACGTTTTCAATGTCTGGAACAAAGTAAAAGGAAATCAATCTTCTGTAAATCCCGTATCTTTCTTGAACAAACTCAGCTACGGACTTCTCCAACTCTGGTTTCTTCATTTGTGGGAAATTACCAGCGAAGTAGATTTTCACTTACTTCTCCCATATAAAACCATAACAAATGCAGCCAATAGTTGTATGGGCCAGATAAGCACAAAGATAATGAAACACAATTTTGGGTACTCTAAATCCCTTGTGCTATTTGCCCAGTTAAATAGAAAAGTTCCAATCAATGTGTAAAGAATAATAAAGGCGACTACCATAAGCTCTCCTGTCGGTTGGCTATAAATGGCCAGGGCCATTCTGGAATACTTCTCTCCAAGTCAAGAAAGAAGATCAGATTAAATTTGTCCCTCAGCTTATGATCCTTTGACAGTTCCCCCAAGTTAAAACCTTTCTCATTTATGTATTCAACGATCTTCTCCTTCTCCAATTTTTTAAATGATTCGATGTGTTTCCCTTCTAGTTCGGACCTCTTAGGACTACGATCGGATACAAATATAACTTCGGGGGGACAGTCAAAAACTCTAATTCCATTTCTCTTTCGTGGAACCAAGATAGCTCCAAATTTTGCAAACTGTACCCAACTACTGCTATCTACACTATACCAAGGGTAACGAGATAGAAGTTCTGGGGACAGTAGACCGAGCCCATGCACTTTTACTTTGGGCATTTTTTTATCGTCTACCAAATAGTCTCTCCAGATCATGTCCAGATTTTCGATTCTCCTTTTTGTGGAGATGTTAGCAATGGAACCTATTGCAATGTATTCCTCAGTTTCCATATATTTTAAAAGATAATTTATGTCCTTTATCCCTGCTTGAACATGAAATACAGGGATAGGATTTAGTCCCTCCTCCTTCATAATCAAAAAATTTTTATAGCTGTTCACACTGTCTTCCACAACATCCAAGTTGAAGTACCCTGTCAAATTACTACCCTTAGATTTTATGAAGGAAATATACTGATAAATGTCAATAGGGTTGTTCTGTGTAAAAGCCGACCATGCCCCACTATCCAGTAATATATCTATCGACATCATACCCTGCCTTTATCAGAGCTGCCAAAGTTTCCGCTGTCCTTTGTGCATCATATTTCCCCTTCATCATTTTTCGAATGTAATCTGGGATTTTCTCGTTTAATAAAATGGGGCTTTCGTACTCCTCATGCAGATCATTCAACGACATAGCAACCCACCTTCTGAAACAAGCGGAGCACTTCCCGCAAGGTTTCTCCCCCGCTGAATAACAACTCCTTGTTTTCAACAGCTTTTGCTCAGATAGACCTGTAATTAAATACCATTGTACCATGGATGCCTTAGTCATTTGAGTGAAGGGTGACCATATTTTACAGGCTCGTGATGGGACTTTTAATCTGGTGATTAATTTAGAAATATCTTCCATAAATTTTTGTGTTCTGTCGGGGATTTCCATCTCACCCTTCTGTACCACAAGAATTATTTCTCTGTCATAATGAGAGGCAATCATGCTGAGGAAGGCATTTCTCATTGGGATATTTGCATCTTTTTCTTCCCAATCCGCTAGATTTAACCTTGTATCAATGATAGTTGTAGGGATCAATTCCTTCACTTTCTCTACTTCGTGTACCGCGTATCTGTGTCCTAAATCACAGTACAAAGTGGAAATTTTAATCCCGGGATTATACCATCCTAAATAATGATATGCAATGTAACTATCCAAACCCCCAGAAAATAGTAATATCATAGCTCCTCCGGCCTCTTTGCTAATTGGTCGATGTAAAGGTCTGCCCTGAGTTTCCCCAATTCGATGTGATGATATTTCACATGGTTCTCATTCAACCAAGCCCTCGTTTCGAATAGATCCTCTTTGTATCTTGAGGTATAAATAATAACAAACCATCCTTCTTTATATAGTTCATTTATTTTTAGAATGGTCTGCTTGAATGGTTTTCTATTCCTGTAGTCTGGATTGTAGGGATTAAAGTTTTCAGGTTCTAAACATAGAGTTCCATCTAAATCCACTGCTACCACTTTTGATTTATTTTCTGACATAGGATTTCCTTTTCTTCGTCCGTCAACATTAGACGTTGAATGATTTGTTTCGGAGAAGCCGTTGACATCACGGGGGATAAAGTAGGTCTTGGGGAAGTAAAAAGTCTCGGATCATGCACCCCTGCTCTGTCCGCTGCAATTATCGACAATTTGGTACTTCCACATTCTATACAAAGACTGGGCCTATACTCCACTGCCCATTTTTCTTCGGCCCTCAGATAGGGAGTAACACTGGGGCAATCACAACTAACGGTCAATTCGAAAGGAAACCTTAAGGCATCTCCTAATATCCATTCTTCCGTTTTAGTTATTCTTTGCATTACGGAAAGAATTTTTATCCTATCCCCCGCTATGTACCCAAACTTTTTGAGTTCCTCAATGGCTTTTACAAACTTGTAGGAGTTATCAGGGTACCCTCCTGTTTCCTCAGACAGTTGTGCCCACCCTGCCGCAATGTTCACCGAAGTATAATAGTTTGATAGAATCCGTGCCTCTGCTAATCCCAAAACAATTGATGCAAAGATAGCATTTCTCCCTGAAACCCATGCTATTGTAGATTTTATGTTTTCTCCTCCTGAATCTACTTTTATTAAATCCTGCAATAACATACTGCTGTCCACAAAGTATTTATAAATATCCCTAAGATCAAATTTGTGTGCCGTTACATCCATCCTTTCCGCGATTCTATCTACAGCCCATTCTTCCGCTGCCTGTGCTTTTTGTCCATACATGAAATGTACTAAGGAAACATTGTGTCCCGCTTTTTGCAGTGTCCAAGCAGTTAGTCCGCTATCAATCCCCCCCGAAGCTATTACATAAGTCATGGGGTCCTCTTTAGGGGGATCATTTCTATCAAAAGTGGGGTGTAGAAATCTTGGGTTGAATTCTTCGATTCTTTGCATCCCACTATCCAAATCTGTTTCCACAATTGTGTACCCAGGGATGTCATGATAATACCAATCTTCCCATACGTTCACTACATTTCTACTAATCCCATTTATCATTGTTAGGGCTTCTTTTAGTGCATTCACGTCACTATGGATAAAATATCCTATACCTCTTACATACATATGGGCAAGAGGATTGAAGGAGCAGCAGGCGTAAAGACGATTTTTTTCTCTGTCGAACAGTACAAAAGCAAAGCTGCCCGAAAGATTCTCCATAGCTGCCTTGAGATTCCCTGAGTGCTTTCTATATGCTGCTAGTATCAACTCACTGTCGAGAGTTGATGTTCGGGATTCAAGTGGAAATTCTTTCGCCATACTATCCGTCACGCCACCATTGTGTATTAGAATCAAATCATCTGTGATGATGGGTTGAATGTCAGATTCTCTTGTAATATTTTCAGTTTCAGGGGTGGCCCTGGAACAACACATTAATAAGGATCCTTTTTTATTGTAACATAACCTATAAGGGCAACGATGTTCATCAGATTTATGGGTTTTTCCATCTACCCAAATTCCAAAACCATCTTCTCCTCTACTTACAGTCATCCCTATAAGATGACTAATAATATCAGGGTGACATGATCCCTCTCTAGCCCAGAATGCAAATATTCCACACATGGTTCACCTCAAAAACCAATCTCTTTTTTCCAAATAGTTCCTTACACCCTCCTTTGTGCATTGAGGGATCCTTAGACGATCAAGATTTAAGTTCTCATATTTTCTAAAAGCCAATCCAGTCTTACCATAATAATTAAGATCATCAAATTTCCTAACTTCTAGTAGTTCAAAACCAAATACCTCAGCAAATTTAATAAAGGATCTATCATGTAAAGTTTGATGAATGGGCATATTGGACCAGGTTACTATGTCCAATACAAAATGCCCTCCGGTAATAAGGACTCTGTTCACCTCCGACAATGCTTCCATATGACTACGGGCATAACAAAAAGCACCCCACATTAGAACACTATTGAAGTAATTCGCAGGAAAGGGGATATTCTCCATAAATCCCCTCTGTTTCATTCTCTCCTCTATCCCTTTAAATTTTACCTTTGCCTTCTCAAACCTTACAGGGTTAGGCTCCAATATAGCCACAATAGGGAATTTGCAGGAGAAACTTCCACTCCCACATCCTATGTCCAATATGTCACCCTTTACGTTTCGAAGAATGAAATTAACTTCTGGGGATTCTCTTCCCTCATGTAAATCTTCGTTTTGGAAATCATCATCAAATTCATCCCTCTCAAACTGACCATTAATTTCTTTTATCAGAAATGGGTTATACATGGGGCACCTATTTTGTTCTAGAAATACTTATCAATGATAAGGCTTCATTCTTTATGGAGGGTTCGGAAAAACATCCCATAACAGCGGAGGTCAGCAGTTTTGATTCGGTTTGCTTTACTCCTCTACAAGACATGCAACCATGTGTTCCGAACAAAGCTACCATTGCTCCTATTGGTTTAACTTTTTCAGCAAAACACCTAAGAGCCTCGTGGCAAAGCGTTTCTTGTTTTTGTGGACGTTTGGCGTAGTGGTTTATAATTCGGGACATCTTTGAGGCACCAATGATATGCTCTCCAGGGATGTATGCGAAATACCCATAACCAGAGAAGGGTAAGAAATGATGGGCACACATGGACACGAAGTAGATTTCATCCGAAATAATAATTTGATCATACGAATCGGTATTAGGATCCATTTGAAAGTCTTCGAACTCACAATTCACCCCACAAAAAAACTCCTGACAGTACATTCTTGCCACCCTCTCAGGAGTATTTTTAAGGACGGGATCATTCAAATCTAGTCCCAATCCCTTTGTCATTAACAAACGAAAATAGAATTGCACCTTGTTTTTATCCATCTTTTTCTCCAGAGAAGGGGGAAAGAACCCCCTTCTCTATAGATTGTTACTTCTCAAGCCCCACCAGCTTGATGTACCCCTCTTCCCCCCTCTCGTAAACATACCCCGTGGTTTCGCGGTATTTGATGTGACCCAAAAGATAGTTCTTTGTTCTCATGGCTGTCATTTGCGGGTGCTTTTCAGCCATGAAGTCGGACTGTTCCTTTACAAGGTCTTCGATTTTTCCCCCCTTCAAACACAGAGCATCAAAGTGACGGGTAGGATTTGGGGGATTCTCCAAGATTTTGACCAACTCTTCCCATGAATCCACCTTCTTACCAATAGGGCCCCCCGTTGCCTTGGTCTTTGCGGGCTCCTTCTTTGCGGGCTCCTTCTTTGCGGGCTCCTCCTTTGCGGGCTCCTCCTCCACCAAGGGGGCATTCTCACCTGAAATCCATTTGTTGTAGAAAGCCACCGCTTGGTCCGGCAAGGGCGCCAACTTGTCACTGTCAATCAATTCGACGGCTTCCGCAAAGGCAGTCAGTTGATCCATCTTGGTGATTCCTACCAACTTGATCTTTGGAGATTGTTTTCCTTCCTCCGTTTCCCATTCCAAAGAGTTCAGGGCTTTGCAAATCTCTTTCAATTCCTTTTGATCCATCTTGCTGTAATCTATATCAGCCATTTCTTCTCCTCTTCCTTCGGGATCATCCCGAGATGTTGTTTGACCTCAAAAAGGGTCATTGTTGGTTCCCAGACTTCGGATGGTTTGTAGTTGGAGTCCGGCACCGGTTCATGATAAAATCTTCCCGTCTTGCATAGATCGTTTAAAGATTGACACCTCCTTTCTGCCTCTAGTCTTCCGAAAACAAAAGGTGAGACCAAAATAGTGTGAGATTTCCCATTTTCGTCACTCTTTGTATGAATCCGAAAAAGAGTATCCATGATCTTCCTCCTGAGGTATTTTGCAGTTATTGTTAATCTACGTCTTGTTTCGTGTTCTGTCAAGAGAAAAAATCGCGTTCCCTACTTGGGCTCCTCGATTTGGGCAAGCTTGTGTATCTGTAGATTTAAAACTACATGGTAAAGTTCATCCTCCTTCATCCTCTGTACCAATCTGTTTATTCTTAAACGATCATCGGCATAAATACCATTTGAGAAAAGCATGGGAGAGAAAGCGATGTGGAAGTTTCTTTCTTTCCAATGTAATGCTCTCTCCTTAGCAACAAGGTAGTCCTCCTCCGAGAAGATCACAAATTTTAACCAATCTGTGAAATACATTGTGGATTCTTCAACCACTTCATTTTGAAGCTTAGGAGAATAGCAGCCCGAAGAAGGCAGTTTATAGTCCATAACGACAAAACAAAGATAATGCATTTCTTCTGGAACCATAATGGACCCATTAGTTTCCAAGCCTATCATAAAACCGAACTGATCCAATTGCTCCACTAGATCCTCTACCTCCCCCTTTTGTATGAGTGGTTCTCCTCCTGTGATTAGCACCCTCTTGCATCCTATCTCCTTTATTTGTGACATAACCTCATTGACTGTCATTTGTGTTCCCCCGAAGGAATCCTGAGCATAAGCCGCATCACACCAAGTACACTTCAAATTGCACCCGGAAAGTCTTACAAAGGTTGTCAATGCTCCCTGAGGGATTGATCCTACTTCTCCACTGATTGAATTGAAAATGCTGTAAACTCTCATGGCACCTCCACATAGCTGGTTGATGTTTCCCAAAGTCTGATTCGATGCAGATACAAATCGCCCGGGCCGTCAGGTATATAAGAATATTTCCCTGCCATCTTCTCATTCATTTCGTTTGTAGCCTTTATCGAATCATTAAGGACCACAAAGATAGCCTGTGCTAAATTCTCAACTGTTGGATTTGTATCCCAATCATTCAACAAGGAATGATCATACTTGCTAATGATTAAATCCTCCACCATACCCTTTAACATGCCGAAATCGATCACCATCCCCTTAGTGGAGGAATTCGATTTAATATCGACCGACCCCCCCACCGTCACTTCCAGTTTGTATGTGTGTCCGTGTAGATATTGGCACTTCCCTTTGTGAAAAGGCAATCGGTGGGCCGCCTCGAACTCAAATATTTTCGTGATCTTCATGGGATTTCCTCCATTCTTCCGCTGTTTTCATTTTTCCGTTGATTGTAGTTTGTGTTTCTTCCTCATAGCGTAGTTCCAAAGTGAAATACACTTCCTCCACGTTCGCGTTCTTTTCCAAAATCATGGAACGCCAGCCTTCGGGAACAGGTTCCCCTTTACTTTTTAAATGTGTTATTAAAATATGACACAAATCCTCTTCATCCACAACGAATGTTAGAACCTTTTGTGTAAATTCATCTTTTTTTATCATTTCTCCTCCAATAATTCCTGGCTTTCATAGATATTGCCGATGATTTCTGTACCAAACCCGATGTTACCCCATACAAATTTGTTAAAGCGATTGAACAAGTTGAATCCGGCTTCTTCATCGTCCCATTTGACGACGAAAATATCATAAGAATATTCATGCCTTAAAATATCACCCTCAAAAATCTCTTTCCCGTTGCGGTCATTGAGACCGGTGTATTGCATGATGGCCTCTATTTTTTGTCCATCTGAAAGCCATCGTAAACAATCTCCTGGTTTTGTATCATAAAGCATCGCTGGTCTAAATTTTTTTTTGTCCAAGTCTTCTCCTAAAAGATGCCAACACCTAAACTTTACTTCTCTCATTTTCGACCTCTTCAATAAACGCTTTTCTCGTTATTTTTATAGGAGTGAGAAACACCGTATATCGAAACACGTGTCCTCTTTGTTTTACTGAAGGATATCTTCCTTTATCTGGTGGGTGTACTAAGTCACCTCTATCTGCGTAATAGGACAATGTGATGGGTAACGAAAAAAAATCTTTTCTTAAACATACCATTTTCCTTCCTCCTTTTTAGATTGTAAACCTGTTAAAAATTTTTCCAAGAATTTCTCGCACACGGTGCCCCAACTACTCTCAAAGCGTTTTTAGGAACCCTTAGTTTGACCTGCAACCATTCTCCTTCACTTTCTCTAAAATAAACCACAATTCGGACATTATGTTCATCCTGAGAAACCACTTTTACTTGAGCATTTTCCTTAATTGTAATCATTTTCCTTCCTCCTTTGAAAAGTAAAATCGTTCCAAGAATTTTTCCAAAAAACTCTCGCGCACGTAACCTTTTCTTCCTCCTTTCACCTTTGTGAATCTAAATTTGTTTGACCAAGTTCCAGTAGTTGCAAAATCGTACAGGAATCGCTTTCATGAAAATCTTGGTGTCTGTGTACTAAGATACTTACTCGCATTATTCCTGCTTCCTTCTCTACCTCAGTTTGATTCAATGCTATCATGGAATCCACATGACCCAACTTTCCCACCCATCTTGCCGTATGACGAGTCCTGATTTTCTCGGCTTCAAGAGCCTCCTTTGTTAGCTGTGTTGGAACTACTACTAAAGCTTTCTGAGTACTGGCAAGTTGGGCACAGGCTATCCAGCTTCTGTCCTCCTTCTCCACTCCACTTAGTCCCTCAGTCTCAGGTTTCAAGATATCGGCATAATCAATGACAATTAGATCAGGAACTACATCTTCCAAGTTTTGTAGGAGGTCCAAATCACGTCTAATATCAGCGATGTTAGCGGAAAATCGGGGGTAGGACTTCATTCTGAACCTTGTTCCCAGTATATCGTAGAAATCTCCCATCTTTTTAGATACCAACTGCGTCGTGTACTCAGGTCTTTGTAATTCTGTAAACCAAGTTGCCCTCTCATACTCCCCATTTCTTAGGGCACGACAAGCCGTGCAGGGTTTATAGTTGGAATCACGATTGAAACGAGGTTTTTCGAAGTTGTCATTTAACAAGCGTATGTGACTTGTGCGTTGAGGTAACAAGCAGGAACCATCTTGATTTTTGTAACAGTCAAAACAGGGATATAAGTAATAGCCTTCCCCCTCCGATGCCGCTGCTGTCATTCTCTTATAGAACCTGTCCTTCATTTGAACATCGTTCATTTCCAGCGATATGAATACAACATTCAAATCCTGCATCATTCCCATAATACAGAAATCCAGAGCAGCCCAGGTCTTCCCCCTTTTGAAGGGAGCGGATATCCCTACTAACCATTCCCTTCTAAAAGGGCCCAAAAATTCTCCCAACTGTCCGGGGAAGGTCATTAAAGGGTCCTCCATTTCAGAGAAGGTTTTCAGTACTTCGCTTTCCTCAAAAGGATTTACCCATTTGGAAGTGATCTTCTGCACCTTTCTGAATTGACTAATCTGATCCTCCGCTCCCTTAACATCCCCCCTTTCCAAAAGAGACTGTATGTTTCCTGCTCTAATCTCCAATTCCCTTTGCTTGCAGAACTCCACAGTTTCATCCACAAGATAGGGCACGTTTAGCCCCTTCTCATACTCATACCTCTTGCTGATGTCGAGAAGGAGCTGTTTTATCAGTTCGGTTTCTTCCTCCTTAAGATTAACTGATTCCTTGTTGTAGATATCCTGTATATGTGTGAAAGGTGCTTCCTCATAGTATTCATAAAAGCTGATCGCCCAGGTTGCTATTCTTCTTGTAAAGTCATTTCTAAGGTATGCCAGGTTTAGGTAAGGGTACACCTCCTGTAGATATTTTTTTGATACGATCAACCCAGTTATGATTCTCTTTTCCAGATTTGTATCAGCGACTTCCCTTTTCAGTTTCAGCATATTCCTTCATCTCCCGATATAGAGATGTTATTTCATCATGGATTTCATGGATATGTTTTAAAATTTCATCGTTATGGTATTTAGTCCAATGAGCTTTCATCACTCCTATATGATTTGCTATCTTTTCAAAAGGTTTTTGAAATTCATCTACAAATCCACTGTATTCCTCCCACTCATATTTTATCCCCGATAAGGGGTCCATTTTAAACCTATCTCCTTTATCATCGATACAAAAAATTGACCCCATTTGTAAATATTCATTAAAATTTAGTCGAATATATTTTGGATACACAGTTTCGTCAATTTCACTGTACCAATTTTTACACCTTATTTTTTTCCCCCTCAATAGCAAATCTAAGAAATCCCCCCATCTGCTGATATTTTCTCTTAGAGTTTTGTATCTTTCCTCGGCTATAGGATTCATGTTTTCCTCCCTAAATCCCTTTCGGGTATTTCCTGCTTTAGATACCCTCTGTTATACATCACCTGTGCCATTTTTTGAATCACCCAAGGTGCTCCTAACAAATAAGGGTTGATTTTTTTGCTATCATCATGGATAGTGATCAATGCCGATCGAAATAGAAGTTCGGCTTTTTGGGCGGGTGTCCTAAGACACCCATTTTCAATCAATTTACCGTGTTCCTTTAAGAATTCCTCTAATTTCCTCGATGCAAATACAAAATTCTTGTGATCCTCACCCCCTCTCTTGAACTCATACATCCCACCACTGATTCTGTTAAACTCATTCACTAAGGCTTTTACGGTATCAGGATAACGATCAAGAGGGAAATGTATAAGCTCTGGTGGATTTTCAAAGAATTGTAGGAAAAAGCTGCGGTTTTCGTTGTTTCTTAGCAGGTCAAGATAAAGAAAATCAACTAAGGTTATTTTCTGTAGGAATTTCTTGGAAGATGGTTTATACAGTGGATCGAACGAGGCTTTGTGAAAATTATCAAGAGATAATAAGAAATCATTGGAAGTGAATGGCTGATAAAAGTATTGCTCAGGAATAACAGGAGTATGTTTGGGATCAAAGAATGATCCCCTCATTAATCTGTCTAGTGATCTAATAGTCTCCTGAAATATTTTTGTCTTTGGTCTGTTGTGGTTTCTAAATCCTCTGTCACTCCAAGCATCAAGGCACCTCTGTATCTTTGCGGGAACATATCGTACCAACATAATTTTTTATTCTCCAAAGGATACATTATTTTTCACAGCTACTAGATGAAGATAAAGAAATAAAAAACTAGAAAAAAGACAAATACTAGAAAATATTGAGAATTTACGAAGTAAATTCGAAGATATTTTCTTTAAGTGGAAAAATTCACCTCTTGCCCAAAAAGAAACCCCTGAAGGGGAGGAAGAGCCTTCAGGGGTTAGTTGAAACTGACATGCGGAACACGATGAATTAGGGGCGCATGTCAGTTTACTTTCACTGCGGTTGGCACCTTTATTTGCTCCATCCACATCGCGTTCTTTATCCCCCACACTTTTGTTGATACTATGTCTTATGTTTAGTCGATTCATAATGTTCTGTCAAGAAAAAATTTTCATAACCCTCTGATTTATAACGATTTTGGTCATAATTTACCGAAGATTTCTTTCCTCAGCCATTTAACCTCCTGCTCGTTTAAATCTGCAGGATCCCCCTTTTCTAATTCCAGTCTCTCGGCATGGTCCACATAAGGGGACAAATCATAGACTAATTTCTTGGCGCTCCTTTGTGCCTCTTCCTCCTGTGAATCATAAAGCACAAACACCCTTCTGAACCTTTTCAGTAAAGCAAATTGTTCTAAGGTCCACTTTGACCCAAAAGTGCAGACACATCCATCTCCTATTCTCCATTGATCAAGTGGACCTTCTACAACTAAGAGGGTTTCTTCCACTTTGTCGCCCCCGTACACCACCTCCTTTGCGTGTAATATGCTATCCTTTTTTGGGAGATTCCAATAGTGGGGCTCCTCATTGATTACACTTCTGGTAACAAAGGTCACCATTCTGTAGTTGTAAAACACGGGGATGATTAGCCTCTGCCGGAATCTCCCAATAGGACCGCAACACTTGAGTCCATACTTTTGGAATACCAACTCAGGGTCGAAGTTTCGAGACTCAAGGAAGCGACGGTGTGTTTCAAGCAATGAATTTTCAAGCAAAGAATACTTTTGAATATCGAAATCCGCCGCTCTGTCCTGCTCTCTCCCGAACGATCTCTCGCTGTCGCTTATGATGACGTTCTGAAAATTTTTAGCTATCTGGTTCGCTTTGTCCAGATTGCATCTCTCCAATTTCATGATCAGCTTTAAGATCGTTCCCTTCTGACCACATTTCCAACAACTGATGGTTTTACTGCTTAGATTTATTCCTAAGTGGTTAGAATGATCGTCGCACCAAACACATTGAATTCCTATCCAGCCTTGCTGGACATTCTTCCCTGAATAGGAATACAAAATCCCTCTGTGATCCAGATATTTTTCGATATCGATGGTGTAAAGGTCAATCATCTTTTCACCAAAGTGAACTCTGCTGGTTTCTAATCAGTTTTGGTTTGTCTTTTCTAATCAGTTTTGGTTTCTCCTTTTTAGGGGATTCATCGGAAGGGAAAAACAGGGGACAATTTTCACAAAAGGGCTTTGGCCCGAAGTGGGGATCGGTTCCTGACACACATTCCACCCAGTTCTTGGTCTGTCCATCCTTGGGGCAGACATACTGTCTTCTATGATGGAAGTAGAAGCAGGAATCCTTATGTGTTGTTTGTTTTCCCTTTCTACAGATTCTGGTATTAACATCGATGATTTCTTGAGGATCGTGCCAGTAAGTACAATAGCGACATAGGGTCATCTTTCCTCCTTAGTTTAATCTTACCCATTCAACCCCTTTTGATTTTAGGTACTTCAAAGCTTTGCCGGGAGAACGCTGGGAAAGCTTTTGAAATTCTGCTATCACTCCTGCATCTAATAAGCATTTATAATGGTATTTCCCTATCCAAAAATAGAGTTCCCCATTAAAAAAACATGCTTCGATTTGGATCTTAGGGACTTTGGTTTTAGCGTGATGGTCAGGACGTCCTTGCATTTTGGGCATGTCACCTCCACTCTGAATCCAAAGTTTCTGAAAATAAACTCCTTATTTCCACATCTGCAAATCAACTTTTTCAAGTTAATCACCCCCTTCTAAATATCCCTTTATTTTCCAACCTTTATCTTTACATATTGCAAGAATAAGGTCGGAATCTTTCATTTTGGGTTTGCCCTTCCTCCATAGTTCCCTTTTCTCATGGAAAAACCAGAATCTTTCTTCGGTTATATAGGGACACGGTCCCCCTTTTGCCCATATATCAAATTTCTCCGGATTAGGATGGTTCCAGGCATCTCTCCTCATTAATTCCAATGTTAGTTTATCCGACATTTTGTTAAGGTTTATTTGAGAGATAAATCGAATTGATGGGAAAAATGTGAACTGTATTTCGGCTCCCCGAAGGTCGGCTTCCCGAAGGTCGGCTCCCCGAAGGTCGGCTTCCCGAAGGTCGGCTCCCCGAAGGTTGGCGTTCCGAAGGTCGGCTCCCCAAAGGTAGGCTCCCCGAAGGTTGGCTTCCCGAAGTTCGGCTCCCCGAAGGTTGGCGTTCCGAAGGT